ACCTTTGTTTGTGGAGATTCAAATTCTCATAGTATATTACCTATAAATGTATTAAGAGTGTTTTCATCAGGTACAGATTTAGTAAACCTTATAGCCCTTTGGTAGTATGAATTTAATTAGTACAAACTGGGAGATTATAGTAGGAGCTATAGGGTTGTTATCTGCTCCGTTTGCATGGTTTTTTGGTGGAAGGCAGTCTAAGAATGTAGAGATAAAGAACTCGTCAGCAGACTTTATAGAGAAGATGCAGGGAATCTACGACAAGTGGGTCGAGGACGGAGATAAAAAACAGGCCGAGCTAAAGCAGGAGATAGATCTTTTAAAGGCCGAGATGGCCGAGATGAGAAAGCATGAAAGAGACATCCAGAAACAGTTTAATAACATTCAACTTTCGTATGCTAAGGAGGTGGAGATGTCTCAGAACTGGGAGAAGCTTCACAGAGACCTTTTAGCTAAGTACAACAATCTTGAGCAGGCTCATGAGGATCTTAAACAGTTCTGTAATAAATTAAAGGCCGAGCTAGACAAGCATAAAAAAGATACCAAGTAATGAGAACAGGCTCTGCAGGAATAAAACTTATAAAGGGCTTTGAATCACTTCATGACGGAGACCTAACACATATAGGTCTTCAGCCAAAGATGGATCCGAGAGGGATATGGACCGAGGGGTACGGCCGAGCAATGCGAGATAGCTCAGGAAACTTCTTGATAGGAGCCAAAGACAAGGCAGAGGCATACAAGAACATAACCATACATACCGAGTCCGAAGCAGAAAAAGCCTTGCTAAGAGATCTAGGGCCAAGGGAAAATGTCGTTATTCAAAAGGTAAAAGTTCCTCTTACACAGAACCAGTTTGACGCTCTAGTATCTTACACTTACAACACAGGAGGTTCTGACACGCTGTTTAAGCTTATAAATAAAAAGGCTCCAGAGGATCAGATAAAGAAATGGTTTGAGACTAAGTACGTTACATCTGGAGGCGTTTCTTTGCTAGGGTTAGTAAAGAGAAGGAAGGCAGAGTCTAATTTATTTTTTAGTTAATATGATAAATGTATTTAAAATTATAGACTTTATCAAGTCTCAATGGCTTGGGTTTATTGTTATAGCGCTTTGGATAATATTTTTGATTGTGTTTAGTAATAAAAAAACAGTAAGCAAGGAAGAAAAAAAAATAGAGCTTAACAAGTATCGTATAGACTCTGCTGTAAAGAATATAAAATCTATAGACACAAAGATTAAACTCATAAAGGTTAAGGGTGATGAAAAAATTAAATATATTGATACTATGTCTGTTAGCGAGCTTCAAAGTTACTTCTCAGATAGATACAAAAAATAAATACGTAGTACTTACTGAGAGACAAGCCAAGTCAATAATAAAAGACCTGTCTAGGTATGACGACTTAGTTAAGGTAGACTCCCTCAAAGATAAAAAGATATCAGAACTGGAAGACATATCATGCGCAAAGGATGATATAATAAAAGAAAAGGATAAAATTATAACTAAATCAAGCAGGGCCAAGTTTGGATTGTTTGCTGGACTACAGTATATAAACACTAGCAAGGTTCAGCCGTATATGTCATGCATGTTACAGTTTAAAAAAGTAAACGTATCGGCGAGGTATTACATTATTTCAGATAATATAAGGTATAGTATAAACGTTGAATATAAGATATTTTAATGACAAGGATAAGCTCATACGTTGTAGACAACAATATATACGGTAACGATAAGTGGATAGGGTCTGACGCTCAGAACAATCTTATAACCAAGAACTTCACACCTAATAACTTAGCTAACTTTTTTAATAACAATAACGTAATAGATATAGGTACGTCTATACGTTACAGGTACCAAACGCTTGATGTTGGAGAGTCTAGATCTCAAGGAACAATATCTTTTGAGACAGAGATTGGCCCACAGGTTAATTTTTCTTCTATTACCACATTTCTTCTTGCAAAAAATACCTTAAAACAGAACGATGTTTCTAGCTACCTGAATTTTTTAGTGGGAAGCTACACTATAATATCTAAGGCTAGTAACATAAATGTATTTGGATACTACAAGATAACATCTATAGAGCCTTGGATACCTAATCCAAACTTCTTTGTGGTAAACGTAGAGTTTATTGACGGTAACGGATTTATATACGAGGACCTCGACTACCTAATAAGTTTGGTTGATAAACAAACCGGAGGTGGTGGATCTCCAACCGGGCCAGCCGGAGGTGATCTTTTAGGTGATTATCCAAACCCTTCCGTTAACTGGATTAATGGTGAATCAACTTATAATGATTTATACTACCCATTATCGAGTAACCCAGCAGGTTATTTAACATCTGCAACGATACCAATCCCTACATTACAAGAAGTAACAACTTCAGGCAACACAACAACTAATGAAATAAAAAGTACCAATCTTATAATCTCAACTAACACAATAGCTTCTCTTTTTGATGAATCAGGACACGGGACTGGTTTAAATCCTACGAGTATACAGCTTGCAACAAACACTTCTTTGTTTGCAAATGCATTTATACAATCAGATAACATATTGGTTGATGAAATATTTCAACTACCAGCTAAGGGAGGATTTGGAGGGACTTTTGCAATGACAAGTGATATACCTTCTGTAACTGGATTTGTACCATATACAGGAGCGACTGGAAATGTTGACATAGGAAACAATGATTTATACTTAGCTAAGCTTTGGCTGTATGACGAACCAAATAACGGATACGGGTCTGTACATTTAACGGATGGAGTTTTCCATGTTGAGGATATAGATGGCCATTCGATGATAACTTTTGAGGATCAGTTTTTTACGTTTGCAAAAACATCCTCTATAAGGGCGTTATTAGACCTAAGCAATTTAACTGTAAACAGGGATTATTTATTTCCTAACCAATCAGGAACTATTGCATTAACGAGTGATATACCTTCATTATCTGGTTACGTTCCAACGACAAGAACATTGACTATCAATGGGACTAATTATGATTTATCAGCAAATAGATCATGGTCAGTAGGAGATTTATTCTCTTCAGGAAGTTACGCAAACCCATCTTGGATAACATCACTAGCCTATAGTAAATTAACAGGAGCGCCGACAATACCAACAGTTACACCCTCTGCTCTTACAAAGGTAGACGATACAAATGTAACCCTTACTTTAGGGGGTAGTCCTTCTACATCTTTACTAGCAGGAGTGTCTTTAACTCTTGGGTGGACAGGCACATTAGCAGATAGTAGAATATCTTCAGCAACAAATTGGAATACAGCATATACAAATAGAATAACGTCTTTAACTACGACAGGAAGTGGTTCTGCTACATTAGTATCTAATGTATTGAACATACCTACGCCTCCTTCTGCAACATTTACATCTCTTACAACTACAGGTTCATCAGGAGCTTCAACATTATTATCAGGAGTATTAAATGTTCCAACGTATACATTGAGTGGGCTAGGTGGACAGCCTTTAGCAACAAATCTTACATCATTAAGTGGATTATCTTATGTTTCTAATTCATTTGTAAAAATGACGGCATCAGGTACATTTACTTTAGATACAAATTCTTATTATTCAAGCACTAATCCAAGTAATTTTATTGCATTAACAGCGTTATCATCTACTGCTACAGGACTTACATATACAAATACAACAGGAGTTTTTAGCTTGACAAGTGGTTATTTTATTCCTACCACAGCTAGTTATAACAATACAAATTGGGACACTGCATATACAGATAGAAATAAATGGGATGGAGGAGCAACAGGATTAGTTGCTTCAACAGGAAGAACATCTTTAGGAGCTACAACAGTTGGAGGTAATTTATTTACTCTAACCAATCCTTCTGCGATTACATTCGTTAGAATTAATGCAGATAATACAGTATCAACATTAGATGCTTCAACATTTAGAACAGCTATTGGTGCAGGTACATCAAGTACAAGTGGAACAGTTACAAGTGTAGCCGCTTTGACATTAGGAACAAGTGGTACAGATTTAAGTTCAACAGTGGCTAATGGCACAACGACTCCTGTAATTACATTAAATGTACCTGATGCAAGTGCTACGGCAAGAGGAGTTATAACTGCATCAGCTCAAACAATTGCAGGGGCAAAAACATTTTCAACTGCTCCAATATTAAGTTCTTTAACAGCATCTCAATTATTAGCATTAGATGGCAGTGGAAACATACAGTCATTAGCTATTTCAACATATCCAAGTTTAGCAGAGGTATCTTACATTAAGGGCGTTACTAGTTCTGTTCAAACACAACTTGATGCTAAAGCCACTAAATCAATGGGGGCTTATTCGTTTAGGGTAAACAACACCAACGCAACAGCAAACAGCACCGAGACAACTTATAAGGCTTTAGGCAAACAGACGTTAAGTGCAACTGGATTAGTATTTACAGGTACAACTGCGCCAAGTGGAACGGCTAACTTATCGTATAACTATACTCAAATAGGTAATACAGTTACGGTTAACTTTAAGTTATTGTATTCAGTAGCCGGTACATTAATCACTGCAGTATCTATCCCTTTCCCATCTGATTTACCAACCCCTATACAGCCTACAGGATTTACATCAGCAAACGAAAAGCTATACATAGGTGTTGGGCAAGTAAGTACAAGTAAAACGGTTGTTTCTGGGACATTAGGAAGCTCAATTATACGTAATAATAATGCAAATAATGGTTTTGAATTCGTGATAACTGGTGCAAGCGCTAATGCTATAACTTTAGAAGGAACTGCAACTTATTTTACTTCGTAATATGGCACATATAATACAGAAAAATAACGGGGGAGTTTATACAGTAGTAATTACAGACGGTTATACCGACCTAACAACGCACCCTAGTATAGTCGAACACCCCGATTTATTCGAGATTGCTACGAATGATTTACCAACTGAATATCAACTTTTAAACTACGATGGATAAAATGACACACACTGATCTAATTATTGATTACATTTTAGGAGGGCTATTAGCTTTCTCTTTATTGTTAAATAAAATACCTTTAAAATATAAAGGAAAATTCTATGATTTCTTAAGAGAAAATTATCATAAACATATATTTGGCGGAGGTCTTTATGGGATGGTGCTTAGCACTACATTTACTGGGGTTCCTGTATTTATACAGTTAGTACTGACAATATTTACAACGTGGGCGCTAGGGACATTATGGGAATGGCTATGGGGAGCATTTACAGGGTCTAAGGTCGATAATAACGATGTATGGTACGCAGTAGCTGCGGCGATGATTGCCGTAATTTATCATATGTAAAAAACAGCTATATTTGCAATAAAAATATAATCATGAATAAAATTGAAGAACAAGAATTAACGACATTAAGAGATTTAAATTTAAAATTTAACAATCTCAGACAAAGACTAGCAGACATAGAGATTTCTATTAGAAATTTAGATATGCAAAAAAAGAATGTATTTTCTGACATGGACGAGCTATCTACTTCTTTTAAAAATATAGAGGCAGATATGCTTGAAAAGTACGGAAAAGTAGAAATTAACTTACAAACAGGAGAAATAAAAGATGACAAGAATTAGCGAATATCCAGTACTCTCTAATCCTACAGAGGATGATATATTAATCGGAACCGACAAGAATTCATTTAACGATACTAGAAACTTTAGTATAGGAAGTATTGTTAATCTAGTAGGAAATGGAGGTAGGCCTTATAACGTATATACTGCACTATTGTCTCAATCAGGAACCGATGATCCATCAGTTAATATTTTAGAAAACACACTAGGAGAAATACCTGTATGGTCTAGAGATTCAACTGGAAATTATTATTTAGATTCAACATCTAACTTATTCACTGAAAATAAAACTTTTACTACGGTAACTAATAGAGAAGTTCAGACTTTACAATTCATATCTGTTCAAGGTCAAACTCAAATTTATCTTGAGCAAATAGAAAGATCTACCGGAACTCATAGAGACAGCATGTCAGAAATACCTGTAGAGATAAGAGTTTACAACTAATTTAAACTTAAATCAAATGGAATTAATAAGAAAGATATCTGTTGGCTCGGATTATAAGACAGCTATGCACTATATTGTGGGACAAGATGTATTAGATGGGAGCCATAAGATACATCATATATCAAAAAGTAGCGCCACCGGTGATTACGAGATTTGGATAGAAAAGGATGATGAAGTTAAAAAGTGGAAGAACTTTGAAGGCATGCCTGTGTCTACAGAGAATAATATTAATTTTTAATGAGGTCTCCATTTTACTTTGTCGTTAAGCCCCTCAATGGTAGAAGGTACGACAACATTAAAAGAATTGGAGATATAGATCTGATCACTAGCGTATCTCAAGAAGACCATACAGTGGCCAATAGGTTTGCAGAGGTATTATCTGTTCCAAACAATTATAATGGAGATATAACCCCTGGAGATACACTACTGGTTCACCACAATACATTCAAGATTTACTACGATATGAAGGGTCAGGAGAGAAGCGGAACAAGCTTCTTAAAGGATGACCTATTCTTTGTTGATGATGACCAGTACTTCATGTACAAGCACGACGGAGAGTGGAAAACTCATTCAAAGTACTGCTTTGTCAAGCCTATAAAAAAAAGAGACTCTTACATTAAAAAAGGAGGGGTATATGAGCCGTTAACAGGAACTATAAAATACTCTAATAAGGAGTTATCTTCTCTAGGGGTATATGTAGGTGATGAGGTATCTTTTGAGCCTGATAGCGAGTATGAGTTTGAAGTTGACGGAGAAAAACTATACCGAATGTTTACTAAAAACATAACTATCAAATGGAACCAATAAAGGATATAAAAAGCAGAATCATAGAGGCTGGATATAAGGCAGTTGAAGAACTTATAAAGGTAGCAAGTGATAAGATTATAACAGGTAAAGATGATGACTTATCTGCAGATAAATTAAAGAATGCTGCCGCTACAAAACGGCTGGCTATCGAGGATGCGTTTCAAATACTTAGTAGAATTGAATCTGAAAAAGAACTAATAGATGGTGAGTCAAAACAAAAAGAGCCTTCAATCAAGGGATTTGCAGAGCGAAGATCAACATAAATTATATTCTGTTGTAGAAAATTTTATACCTAATAACGTTCTCTCTATAAAGAATAGAAACAAGTCGTGGGAGTACGGATATGACGACAAGTACGACCTGGTTGTTATATCAAAGGATGGTACTATAGGTCAGGTGTATAATATAAACGGAATATACATAGCGTTACCTTCCGTCCCAAATATTGTGTATAAAAGGGACCAAAGGAAAGAGGAGCAGTACTGGGAGGCCTCAGATTACCCTAAAGAACTAGGAAATGTAAAGTCAATATTTCAGTGGCACACGATGTCAAAAGACTTCAAAGCTAAGTGGGTAGACTACATAGAGACAGAGTTTATAAAGAGAGACGAGGGGATGTTCTTTATGAATAATGGGTCGCCAACTTATATAACCGGAAGTCATTACATGTACCTTCAGTGGACAAAGATAGATGTCGGCCACCCTGACTTTAGAGAGGCGAACAGGATATTTTTCATTTACTGGGAGGCGTGCAAGGCAGATGACAGGTGCTTCGGAATGACGTATCTTAAGATCAGGCGTTCAGGTTTTTCATTCATGGCCTCATCGGAGTCTGTTAATGTAGCAACACTTGCAAAAAATGCACGCATTGGAATATGCTCTAAAAAAGGTGAGGACGCTAAGGCGATGTTTACCGACAAGGTGGTTCCTATATCTAGCAACTACCCATTCTTCTTCAAGCCGATCATGGACGGTATGGATAAGCCTAAGACAGAGCTTGCGTACAGAGTGCCAGCGGCAAAGATCACCAAGAAGAACATGTACGAGAATGATGAGTCAAACCTTGAGGGTCTTGACACATCTATTGACTGGAGTAATACATCTGATAACTCATACGATGGTGAGAAGCTAAGACTTCTTATAGAGGATGAGTCTGGAAAACTAGAGAAGCCGAACAATATACTAAACGGATGGCGCGTAAGAAAGACGTGTCTAAGACTTGGTAGCAAAATCATAGGGAAGTGTATGATGGGGTCTACAGTTAACGCTCTAGACAAAGGAGGTGCAAACTTTAAAAGCCTGTACGAAGACTCTAAGATATCTACAAGGAACGCTAACGGCCAGACAAAGACAGGACTGTACTCTTTATTTATACCTATGGAGTGGAACTTTGAGGGCTACATTGACAGGTACGGGATGCCTGTGTTTAGAAAGCCAGAAGAACCAGTAGTTGGGGTAGATGGAAGGTTAATCAAGATAGGAGCTATTGACTTCTGGGAGAATGAGGTGGATTCTTTAAAGAGTGATCCTGATGCTCTTAATGAGTTTTACAGGCAGTTCCCAAGGACAGAAGGACATGCATTTAGAGATGAGAGCAAGTCATCTATATACAATCTTACTAAGATATACCAGCAGATAGACTATAACGACTCACTTGTGAAGGATAGGGTTCTTACAAGGGGATCATTTCACTGGAAGGATGGAAAGCAAGACACAATAGTCGTGTGGACTCCAGATAGTAGGGGTAGGTTCTTAGTGTCTTGGATACCTAACAACTCTCTAATAAACAATGTAATAAACAGGGGCGGTATAAAATACCCTGGCAACGAGCATATTGGAGCTTTCGGTTGTGACCCGTATGATATATCAGGAACCGTTGGAGGGGGTGGGTCCAAGGGGGCTCTTCATGGACTAACTAAATTCAACATGGACGACGCTCCTAGTAATCAGTTCTTCCTTGAATACATAGCAAGGCCACAGACGGCCGAGATATTTTTTGAAGATGTGCTTATGGCGTGCGTGTTTTACGGAATGCCTGTACTTATAGAGAATAACAAGCAGAGGCTTCTTTATCACTTTAAGAATAGGGGGTACAGAGGTTTTTCATTTAATAGACCGGATAAGCCTTCTCATAAGCTTTCTAAGACAGAAAAAGAGCTTGGAGGTATACCTAACTCATCTGAAGACGTTAAGCACTCTCACGCGTCAGGAATAGAGTCTTATATAGAAAAGTATGTCGGTCTAGATACAGAAGGTACATACAGGGATCCTGATGAGATGGGATCCATGTATTTTACTAAGACATTAGAGGATTGGGCCAAGTTTGATATTAATGATAGAACAAAGCATGATGCCTCAATTAGTTCTGGACTAGCTATTATGGCTACTCAAAGGTACTCATTCTCGCCTGTTAAAAAAGATTCAAAAATAAGTATTAAATTTGCAAGATACAATAACAACGGAAGATACAGCGAAATATTAAAATAAATGAAGGATGTTACCGTCAATATAAACCCTGCAGGGTTCCCAAATCAATTTGCTTCAGATAAAGAGAAAGAATCTCTAGAGTATGGACTACAGATCATGCAGGCCGTGCAGTATGAGTGGTTTCGAAAGGACAGCAACTCCTGTAAGTTTTATAATCAATGGGGTGACTTTCATAGACTTAGATTGTATGCTAGAGGAGAGCAGTCGGTTGCAAAGTACAAGAATGAGTTATCAGTCGATGGAGACCTTTCTCATTTAAACTTGGACTGGACCCCAATTCCTATCATCCCAAAATTTGTGGATATAGTTGTTAATGGAATGGCTGATAGGTTATTTAAACCTAGGGCCTATGCTCAGGATGCAATATCTGCAGAGAGAAGGAGCAAGTATCAGGACATGATAGAGACCGATATGGTGTCTAAAGATATCCTGTCTCAGGTGAAGGATAGTTTTGGAATAAACGCATTTGATACCGACCCAGAAAATCTACCTCAGGATACCGAAGAGCTTAATTTGTTTATGCAAATAAACTATAAGCCGGCTATAGAAATTGCAGAGGAGACAGCAATAAATACGATACTAGAAGAAAACAGGTATGACGACATAAGAAGTAGAGTTGATTACGATATTACCGTTATTGGTAAGGGTATCGTTAAGCACCAGTTCTTACCAGGCAGCGGAGTACAAGTAGATTATGTAGACCCTGCAAATGTTGTTCATAGCTATACAGAAGACCCTCATTTTAGAGACTGTTTTTATTGGGGAGAAATTAAGACGGTTCCAATAACGGAGCTTTTAAAGATAGATCCTACACTTACCAATGAGCAGTTAGAGGAAATATCTAAGTACAGTCAGTCATGGTACAATTACTATAACAACTCGCAATTTTATCAGAATAGTCTTTTCAACAAAGACTCTGCAACATTGTTGTATGTAAATTATAAGACAACTAAAAAATTTGTTTACAAGAAAAAAATACTTGACACCGGAGGTGTAAGGATTATACAAAAGGATGATACGTTCAATCCTCCTGCCGACATGATGGAGGAGGGAAGATTTGAAAAGGTGGAGAAGACTATTGATGTCTGGTACGATGGGATAATGGTTATGGGGACAAATATCGTCCTTAAGTGGGAGCTGTGCAAGAATATGGTGCGGCCTAAGTCTTCGTCTCAGTATGCAATTCCTAACTATGTAGCTGTTGCGCCTAGAATGTACAAGGGTAATATAGAGTCTCTTACTAGAAGGATGATTCCATTTGCTGATTTGATCCAGGTAACACATTTAAAGTTGCAGCAAGTATTGGCTAGAGTGGTTCCGGACGGTGTATTTATAGATGCCGACGGAATTAATGAAGTTGATCTTGGTACAGGGGCGGCTTATAACCCAGAGGACGCACTTAGATTATACTTCCAAACAGGTAGTGTGATCGGTAGAAGTTATACACAGGATGGAGAGTTTAATAATGCAAGGGTTCCTATACAAGAATTAAACACGAATAGCGGTCAAGGAAAGATATCTGCCCTTATAGGCAGTTATAATCACTACCTAGGAATGATACGCGATGTCACAGGATTAAACGAGGCTAGAGACGGAAGTATGCCGGATCCAGAGTCTTTAGTAGGACTTCAAAAACTAGCGGCCGCAAATTCAAACACGGCTACAAGACACATACTAGAGGGCAGCCTTAGTATTACCAAATCATTATCCGAAGCCATATCTTACAGGGTGGCAGATATTCTTGAATATTCTGACTTCTCGGAGACGTTTGCCATGCAGATAGGCAAGTATAACGTTAGCCTTCTTGAAGAGATAAAGGATCTATACATTTATGATTTTGGAATATTTATAGATGTATCCCCTGACGAGGAAGAAAAGGCCAAGCTAGAGCAGAACATACAGGTCGCGTTAAGCAGAGATCAGATATCTCTTGAAGACGTGATAGACATCAGAGAGATAAATAATATAAAACTAGCTAATCAACTTTTAAAGCTTAAGAAACGCAAGAAAAAGGAAGAGGATCAGCAGAATGCTATGCAGACTCAACAGATGCAAGCTCAGCTTAATACTCAGTCTCAACAGATGGCGGCGCAGAGCGCTATGCAGCAGATACAGGCAGAGACTCAGTCAAAGATTCAAATTAAGCAGGCAGAGGTTGGTTACGAAATAGAAAAGATGAAGACCGAGGCTCAGCTTAAGGTAGAGCTTATGAATGTTGAGTATCAAATGAACATGCATTTAAAAGGTGTTGAGGCGCAGGCTATAACAACTAAAGATGAGCTTAAGGAGAAGGCTAAGGATAATAGGATTCTAAAGCAGGCAACTACGCAATCAAAACTTATAGAGCAGAGAAAAAATAACCTTCCTCCTGTAGATTTCGAGTCGAATGAGGATTCGCTTGACGGCTTTGATATGTCAGAGTTTGAGCCAAAATAATAAAAGAAAATATTTACTAACTTTGCAAAAATATAAAAATGACACTAGAAGATATAGCAGGTAGACTTGCTACGTTCCATGAGCAGATACATCAGATTCACTGGGAGACAAGGAGTTTTGCTGAGCACAAGGCTTTAGGAGAGTTCTATGAGTTTCTACAAGACTTTAAGGACGAGATAATTGAAAAGGTTATGGGGTACTCAGGAAAGAGGGTTAAAGGTTTTAGGGTTGATATTATAAAGCCAAACGAGAATTCCGTAGATGTGGTTGACCAGGTACTTGTATTTGCTAGGGAGTTAGAAATGTTTGGAGACGCAAACATGTATCCTGACGTATGTAATATGGCTCAGTCGTTATCTGGAGAGACAGCAAAGGTTAAGTACCTTCTTACTTTATCGTAATTAAATAAATTTAAAATTAAATCAAATGGGAGAATTTACAGTTAGGGACGTAGGTGCCGGAGAAGAAAGGTCTATACAAGAGATCGAACAGGAATTACTTGATAAGCACGAGGAGAAGTTTAATAATGACGGAGTTCAAGAAAAGGAATCGTTCACGGAACGTGAACAGGTAGAAGAGGTTGAACATAAGGATACTACTTTAGAATTAAAGGACGAAGACATACTGTCTTATATTAAGGGCAGGTATAATAAAGACATCAGCTCAGTTGATGAGTTGTTCAAAGAAAGAGATAGTAATGAGGAGCTTCCGTCGGATGTATCCGCATTCTTAAAATATAAAAAAGAAACAGGAAGAGGTATAGATGACTTTATTAGGTTAAATAAGGACTTCGAAAAACTTTCGCCTGAAAAACTTTTAGCAGAGTACTACTCAGCTACCGAGTCAGACTTGGATGACGAAGATATCAGTTACATGATAGAGGATAGGTTTAGTTACGACCCTGACTTTGATGATGAAAAGGATATTAAGAAGAAAGAAATTGCCAAGAAAAAAGAGCTTGCTAAAGCAAAGAAGTTTTTTGAAGATCAGAAAGAACAGTACAAGACACCGGCTGAGTCAAAAGGTGGATTAGTTAGTGATGATGAGAAGGAAGCTTATAATGCTTACAAGAAATACGTTCAAGACTCGAATAACATACAGCAGGAGGGCTTAAAAAAAGCTGAGTACTTCCAGAAAAAGACTGAAGAGATTTTTAACTCAGAATTCAAAGGTTTTGATTTCAACGTGGGTGAAAAAGACATCAAGTTTCTACCTGGAGACCCGGCAGATTTAAAAAAGTCTCAGTCTGATCTAACAAACTACATATCCAAGTATTTGGATAAGGATGGGTTGGTTTCAGATGCCGTAGGTTATCATAGGTCATTATCTGTCGCTATGAATCCTGAAAAGTTTGCCAAGTTTTTTTATGAACAAGGTAAGGCTGAGGCGCTATTAGATACCGCCAAACAAACAAAAAATATAGACATGGATATGAGGTCTTCTCAACAGTCTATCAGCACTTCAGGCATAAAGGTTAAGAGTATGAGTACTGATTCGGGTAGTGGACTTAAATTTAAAAGTTTAAAGTAACACTAAAAAATTAAAACAAAATGGGAGTATTATCTACACCAGGCTATGATTTACAGCCGTCTGCTGAGAAGAAAACCTTAGCATCAAATTACATCACAAACTTCGACTTCTTGAATCAGTACTTACCAGATACTTACGAGAAAGAGTTTGAAAGATACGGTAACCGATCGGTTGCATCGTTCTTAAGATCAGTAGGGGCTGAGATGCCTTCAACATCTGACCTTATCAAGTGGGCAGAACAAGGTCGTCTACACACTAAGTATGTTAACTGTGTTGCAACAGGCTATTCTGCCGGTGCTGATACGGCTACAATCATCGTTAATGACGTATTAAATCCTGCCGTAACTACAGGAACTGGAATTGCATTTAGAAAGGGACAGACAGTATTTTTATCTGATAACAACGAAGCTTCTAAATCTAACAAGGCAATTATCACTAACGTAAACTACTCTGCCAGCACATTTGATGTAGCTTACTATGAAGGTGGAGGCCAGACATTTGGAGCTACTGACGTGATCACAGCGTTTGTTTATGGTTCAGAGTTCAGAAAAGGTACAGAAGGAATGGTTGAGTCTTTAGAGGCTAACGACATATTCTTAGAGAACAGCCCGATCATCATCAAAGATAAGTACGCGGTATCTGGTTCAGATATGGCTCAAATCGGATGGGTTGAGGTTACTACTGAGAATGGGGCCACCGGATATTTATGGTACATTAAGTCAGAGCATGAGACTCGTCTACGTTTTGAGGACTACTTAGAATTAGCTATGATCGAAGCTGTACCTGCTGAGTCAGGATCTGGAGCTGCTGCCCAATCTACATTTGGAAATAAGGGTTCTGAAGGTTTGTTCTACTCGGTTGCCGACAGAGGTAACATCTGGGGAGGCGGTAACCCAACCACATTGTCTGACTTTGATACTATTATCCAACGTCTTGACAAACAAGGAGCTATTCAAGAGAACGTGTTGTTTGTTAACCGTCAGTTCTCTTTCGATATTGATGATATGTTGGCTGCTCAAAACTCTTATGGTGCAGGTGGTACATCTTATGGTTTGTTTGATAACGATAAGGAAATGGCGTTGAACTTAGGTTTTACAGGATTCCGTAGAGGTTACGACTTCTATAAAACTGACTGGAAGTACTTGAACGATGCTGCAACTCGTGGAGGTGTAGTTGGAGGCGCAGTTAACGGAGTTTTAGTCCCTGCTGGATCTACTACAGTTTACGATCAGGTGTTAGGTAAAAACGCTAAGCGTCCTTTCTTACACGTAAGATACCGGGCCTCTGAGACAGAAGACAGACGCTACAAGACTTGGATTACAGGTTCTGCTGGAGGAGCTACAAACTCTTCTTTAGATGCAATGGAGGTTCATTTCTTGTCTGAAAGAGCTTTATGTACTCTAGGAGCTAACAACTTCTTCTTATTCGAAGCTAATAGCTAGAAATAAATTACCCAACAGAGGGGCATTAGTGTCCCTCTGTTATTTTTAACAATTTAAATTATATCAAATGGAAAAGAATATTGCATTAGTAGATAGAATCTACGTATTAAAAAAAAGAAATACTCCGTTGTCATATATGCTGACATCGAAGAACACTTCAAGAAGTCCCTTATACTACTTTGACGGAACAACAAATAGAGCGCTTCGGTACGCTAGGAATCAAAAATCACCTTTCGAGGATGAGCAAGATGGTTCAGCAATACTAGAACCTATCGTCTTCGTAGATGGTTCATTAACAGTATTTAAAACAAACCCGGTGCTTCAAAAGTTCTTAGATTATCACCCTGGTAATGGGACCATATTTGAAGAGGTAAATACAGAAAAAGATGCCTCAGAGCAGGTAGAAAAGATCGATATGGAGCTTGATGCTCAGTTAGCAGCCAGAGACCTTTCTGTAGACATGCTTGAGGCTGTAGCCAGAGTTGTACTAGGTGTTAAGATAGACAAGATGTCTACGTCTGAATTAAAAAGAGATGTTAGAGTTTATGCTAAGGGCAACCCACAAAAGTTTATGGAGATACTAAATGATCCTATGCTTAACCTTCAAAATACATGTGCTAAGTTCTTTGATCATGACCTTTTAAAATTAAAAAATAGAGGAAGAGATATCTATTTCAACTTAGAAACAAATAAGAAAAAAGTGCTTACGGTGCCTTATGGTGAGAATCATTTATTTACACTGGCCTCTCACCTGAGATCTGACGATGGAATTGAAACTTTAAGACTTTTAGAGAGTCACTTAGGGTAGTTTTTTTTTATTATCTTTGCACCTATTATTAATAATAAATAACAAAAAGAAAATGGAAAAATTTTTAAACATCCCTGTTACAAATGAGCAGTTTCAGTTAGTTTCGGCTACAGATATTAAACTTATCGAGCAGGCGTCAACCACCACGGTTACTATCGCTTATGGTGGTGGAAAAGTAATTACAATTACTCATGCAGCTGCTGGATCAGGAGTTGAAACTCAAAGAGACGCTATCGAAGCTGCTGTAGTAGCTGCGTTAGGAGAGGGGTGGACAAAGGTAACTTACGATGTTACATTGTTGCCATTCGCGGTGTCAGGTATTGCAATCGCGTAACTAGATTACGTTTAAAACAAAGGAGCACTCTATCAAGGGTGCTTTTTTTTTATTATCTTTGTAAAAAAGTTTTTTAATATGATAAACTCAGTTAGGAACACGGTTCTATCTGTTATAAACAAGAATAACTACGGGTACATAACACCTGCTGACTTTAACTTATATGCTAAGCAGGCTCAGATGGAGCTGTATGAAGAGTACTACTCTTCTTACAATAAGACCATTAACATGGAGAATGCTAGAATGTCTGGCACAGACTATGCTGATATAGAACAGCCAATAGCAGAAACTCTAGAATCATTCTTAGTGTCTTATAATTTGACCAATAAATCTGATAATACATGGTACGCTCCGTCTGTAGATACTACAGGAAGTGATTCATACATGATCTTGAGGATGGACTGCTTAAATAGTTCTGGTGCCAGAATAGCCACTATAGACAAGGTATCTAATGGAAAATCCATGATGCTTATAGACTCTAATCTAACAGGTCCTTCTTTAATGTATCCTGCATATGTATATAGCTCTGACTCCGCAGGAAAGTCAACTGTAACAGTGTATCCTAGCACTATAAAGGATCCAGCATACGATATAAAGTGTACATACTTCACCTATCCTAAGGATCCTAAGTGGACGTATATTGTTTTACAGAACGGATCACCTATGTTTGATCAGTCGCAATCTGACTACCAAGACTTTCAGCTTCCAAACGAGGACGAGTACAAGTTAGTAATGAAGATACTTCAGTACGCTGGAATATCAATAAGAGAACAAGAGGTAGCTGCGTATGCTTTAGGCCAAGAACAGCACGAACAACCAACATTTAGTCAACAGCAATAACGATGGCATACTTAACCGGATATCAGTACTATGAAAACGCTGGAGGAAACCCAGAAGACGCAAATTGGGGATCATACCAGTACCTATCATTAAAGGATGTTGTTAATAACTTTATGTTGATGTATGTTGGGAACAATAAACTGGTCAATAATATAGATAAGTATGAGGTTTTATTTCATGCTAAGAGAGGAATTCAGGAGCTGAATTATGATGCTCTTAAAGAAATAAAGGTGGTAGAACTTAGTATACCTAGTGATTTAAAACTTGTACTCCCTCCTGACTTTATAAACTACGTTAGAATCTCTTTATATAAGGATGGAGTTTTAAGGCCGTTGTCTGAAAATATACAGACGATACATAGTAACTCATACCTTCAAGACAATACTTGCAGGGTGCTTTTTGATCAGGATGGAAACGTTCTAGAGGGTACGTCTATACTTGACTACGACAGGATAAATAAACTTAACAAGAGTATATACCTAGGAGACGGCAGGTTTGCAGGAATGGAAGGATACAACCTAGACGGAAGATGGTACTTTGATTACGCAGTAGGCGCTAGGTATGGTCTAAATACTGAGACAGCAAATAAAAATCCTACATACAATATAAATAAAAAGGCAGGGGTCATAAACTTTAGTTCTGGAATGGCAGATGAGCTTTGCGTGCTTGAATACATTACCGATGGAATGGAGGGTGGTGATGACGCGGAGGTGAGTGTGAATAAGTTAGCAGAAGAGTTTTTATACGCGTACATAAAGTATAGCATACTAACAAATAAGTACGGAGTTCAGGAGTATGTTGTAGCTAGAGCCAAGAAGGAAAAGACAGCACTTCTAAGAAACGCTAAAATAAGAATGAGTAACATGCATCCTGGCCGATTACTAATGAACATGAGGGGCAGAGATAAATGGATTAAATAGGTATGGATATAAATAATAATTTCCTAAAGGGAAGAATGAACAAGTCTTATGACGAGAGAGTTATCCCCGAAGGAGAGTACATAGATGCTTTAAATATTAGGATTGGTTCTACGGAAAACAATAGTGTAGGAGCTATTGAAAATTCTTTAGGAAACACAAAGTTGACATCGATCACATACAACGGAGGGGCTTTATCTAATGCGGCCAGATGTATTGGAGTTTTTGAGGACGGGTCTAATGAGACTCTGTACTGGTTTATATGTGACCCAGGAAATGTAGATCTTATACTTTCTTACAATGCCAATAGCGGAGTTATAAAGTACCATGTAATATCTACATCTGTTTTAAATTTCGATTTAAAATACCTTATAAACAGCATAAATAAGGTTGACAACTTATTATTTTTTACAGACGGATTAAATCCTCCAAGGAAGATAAATATAGATAGAAACTATCCTAACCCTGTGGCCGGAGTTGACTCTATAACAGAGGATGATATACTGGTAATAGTAGCTCCTCCTACAGAGTCTCCGGTAGTTAACTTTGTCAACACCCCCGGAGAGGAGAACTACATTACAGAAAGATTTATATCATTCGCCTACAGATACAAGTACAAAGACAATGAATATAGCGCTCTGTCTCAATTTAGCACAGTAGCGTTTGAACCTGGTGACTTTGAATTAGACTACTCTACCTACACTAATAAGTCCATGCAGAACCTGTTTAATACCATAAATGTTGAGTTTAATACAGGAGGGGAGAACGTTATAGGCATAGACCTTTGTTTTAAGCTGTCTGACACTAGTATAGTGAATGTAATAGAGAGATATAATAAACAAGAGCAGGGATGGTCTGATAATGTAACCAGAAGCGTTCTGTTTAACAATAGAAAAATATATACCGCGCTTCCATCTAGTGAGTTGACTAGACTATACGATAATGTTCCTAGGACCGCAGACTCACAGACGGTTATGGGTAACAGGCTTATATACGGAAACTATGTAGACGGATACGATATAGATACTACGCTAGATTACAGTTTAGACCTTGTAAGCGAAACAATAGGGTATCATGAAATACCTTATGAACTAGGGAACGGTATTGACTATACTATAGACCCGTTAAACACAATAACGTCTAACAATTCTGCTGTATCCATTGACTTAACAGGGTTGGAGTTAAAGGAAGGTTCTCTCCTTTCCATGTCCTTTAGTTTACTACACGGAACATTTTCCGGGTACCCTGACTACAATGATCCGCCCACATCTCCTGCTCCGTTAAACGAGTTTCAGTACAACTTTATTTTCACGCTAAGACAAGACTATGCCAGTGTTTACGAGCTTGCTAATAGCGATGAATTCGTTAACGCTATATACACACATAACCCTTATGCTAGTGCATGCGACGGGTTTTCTATAACGGATAATTTTAACTGTTCAATAGTATCTAAGGGCGTATTCCCTCCATTTACTACAGGATGGGATGACGTAGCTAGTGGTATAACCGGTCCAGATGGAGGATTCACAATAACGTCATCAATAGGAAGTAATATACTGCAGATACAGGTTCCTGCAGTTAAGTTTAAGATAGAAGATCCTGACAACCCGGGCACTTATTTTTACGCTTACGAGTACTTTTTTAATTCTACATTCTCTGCAGCATTTTCAAAAATAGGGGCTAGACAGAGCCTTCACAGTAATAGAGATTATGAGGTAGCTATAGTTTATGCTGACAATTATTTGCGAAGCTCTACTGCCTTGGTCAATAATATGAACACAGTTTTTGTTCCGGCATCTGCGTCAGAAAAAAAGAACTACATAGTAGCTACGATAAATAATTTAGCTCCGAGCTGGGCTACAAGGTATAAATTTGTAATCAAGCCTTCAAAGACAAACTACGAGATAATATACACCAACCAGTTTTATGTTGATGACGCTAACCTAACATGGTTTAAGCTTGAAGGAGAAAACATAAGCAAGGTTAAGATGGACGATGTTTTGATAGTCAAGTCTGACACAAATGGAGTCCTTAACGATCTAATAAAGACAAAGGTCTTAGAGGTTAAGGCTCAGTCATCGAATTTTATAACAGGCAACAAGACAGACACAAATCAAGAAATAATAGAGCCTGCAGGGGTTTATATGGCGCTTAAAACATCAAACTTCGCCGCCGAATACAAGCCAAACTCTTATATAGATTTCGGAAACAAGCAGACCGGTGAAACAACGGTATATCCTTGCTATATAGATAACCCAAACTATGACTCAGGAACTCCACCTGGCCCTACAAATCAACCATTTGTTCCGTACGACATTCCTGCCGGAAGCAGGGTTAATATAAGAATATCTCTGGATAGGAATGGCAGGGGCAGTCGTTGTGGGTCATCTCACTACTTGTTTGACAAGACGTTTATTGCATCTCAAAACTATGACAACATATTTGATTTTGTAAATGGAGACCATATAAATTTTGCTTCAGGCACGTATAGTGGAGGAGAGGATCCAAATGATAACTATCAGAACAGAACGCTAGAGGTTTTTTATCCTAACTGCATAGGTGGTACTTCCTGTCACTTACCTTTTAATCAAGGGTTAAACCAGTATGAGTTTCAGCAAAATCCAGACAACGGGGCGTTATATTTGGTTGTGACAACGGGGCAGCCAAGTTGTAATGGGATCAATCTTAAGTCCTCTATAACTAGCATACATATAACCGTACAAAGGGCTGAGTCTTTACTTGTTTTTGAGACGGAGGCTCTTGACTCTGATGGAGAAATTTATTTCGAAGGTAGTGACAGCTTCCATATAGAGAATAGACTGCACATGAGTGGAGATAAGGATGGAGATCAGAACCAATCATCTACTGTAGTTCCAGCTATTGTAACTCTAAATTTTTTCAACTGCTATTCTTTTGGAAATGGTGTTGAGAGTTATAAAGTAAACGACTCCATAACAGGAGCTCCCTTGTACTTAGGTAGCAGGGTTACCGCTGTAGCTCAGGAGGAGTACAAGGAGGCTCACAGGTACGCTTCGTTAACGTATAGCGGAATATATAATGCAGAGACAAATATAAACAAGCTAAACGAGTTTAATCTTTCATTGGCTAACTTTAAAGATTTAGAGAAATCTTTCGGACCTGTTAATAGATTGTACGCTAGAAAGACAGATATACTGTCTATTCAAGAAGACAAGATATCTTATATACTTGCAGGGAAGAATTTATTGTCTGACTCTGCAGGGGGAGGTCAGATCGCATCAATACCAGAGGTGTTAGGGACTCAGATATCAAGAATAGAAGACTACGGAATAAGTAGCAATCCTGAGAGTTTTGCGGTTCGAGGTGGTGAGGTTTACTTTACTGATGCGAAGAGGGATGCTGTAATAAATCTTAGGGGAGGGTCTGCTCAAGCAGACGCGCTAAATGTTATATCTGACTCAGGCCTAAAGTACTGGTTCAGAGATGAATTCAAAAATACGTTAAGGTTTCAGAAGATAGGAGGATTTGATCCGTACATGAACGAATACGTGCTATCTATAAACAATATATTACTGCCTTACAATGAGGACGTATATAATTGCGGAGTGACTATATCTCAGCAGCAGTTTTCTGGAACATACTCATTTAGATTAAACCTTAAGAGCACAGTGGGGATCGTAGTATTTAATTATAGCTTCTCTACAGGCGGGGCTGATTTACTTGTAAAATATAACGGAACAAACGTCATTAATCAGGCGATATCAGGAACCGGTTCTGCATCGTTCAACAAGACAACAGTTTACCCAGACTATGTAGAGGTGACTGTATCATCTGATGATTTGTCTTCGTTTATAATGACTCCTAACTGTCCAGTATCCGATGAGATAACGGTCGTCAGAGTTGTTGTCAACTCAGAAAGTTACGCACCAGACACGATACACAATAGCTACAGATGGGAGCTAGGATCGTTTGTTAGTCCTTACAGTACTGACTTTATTATCCTACAGAACGATACGATCTCTCTTTATGATGCAGATACAAACATGAATTCTGTTGGTGTATTTCCTGCATTTGGAAGCACTGTATATATGGATTCAACTAAACTTAACGGAGACACGTTTACATTTGATTATGGAGCCCACTCGTTTAGATATCTTGTTTCTGATGACTTATATCTGGAGTCAGACATACCTGATCTACTATTAGATGCTATGCCTGTAACACCTATATTAAATCCATCAACAGGAAGGTATGTATCGTCCTTTGTATACGACAATCCTACTTCTAAGCAGTACTTGTATATGATTTGGGATTACAGAGCTCCAGATTACACACACTTAGATTATGATCCTACAGATTACGCAACAACATATTAAAACATAAAGAAATGACATACGCTGAAATTTTAACACTGATAAATACAAACCTTGCAAGCGGAACAAATATAACCGCTGCCGAACATAGAGCTGTAGAGATAGCTCTGCTTAATTACTCTCAAGCAAAGAGCAACTATGTTGGATATATAACTGGATTTAATGTAGGCGCATCCGGAAGCTTTACTGTCGGAGGAGGTTTAGTATCTGCGGTAGGAGATGGCTTGAGTACATTATGTACCATAGCTAATCCTATGCCTAGTACTAATTACATGGTTAAGATATACATAGAGAGCTTAGGAGACGCTAATAAAGACTTTGGTATATTCACTCCTTCATTTAAAAAGGTAAATACTACTCAGTTTTACCTTGTATTAGGAGAGCCTGGTCCTTATGATCAAAACTTAAGAATTCACTTTGAAGTTGTATCTTTAGATTAACAATGGAGAAAACACTTTCATATAGCGAACAGGCACAGGGGTGGACGTCATTCTTCTCGTACATACCAGATATGATGATAGGGATGAACTCTTATTTTTATTCGTTCAAGAATGGAGACCTGTACAGACACAATTCAAACGTGTCAAGGAATACGTTTTACAAGGAGTGGTTTGATAAGATAAATCAGCCATTATTAGCGTACAATCCTTCAACAGTAACGGCGGTCTTTAATATTGAGCCCATGACTGTAAAGACATTTAAGACAATAGCCACATACGGAAGCGATCCTTGGGACTGCATAATAAATACAGATATGTCTACAGGGTCTATAAGCTCGTCATACTTTGAACAAAAGGAGGGGAACTGGTTCGCTTACATAAGGAATGACGACGGAGATGATAACCTGAAACTAAGGTCAGCACAGGGTGTGGGATCTGTGACTACGGTTACACTTCCGGGCACGTCGGCTACTAAGCTTAAGTTTAACTTTAATATTGGAACAATAGTTAGTATAGGTGACGCGGCATATAAGTACGAATCTGGAACGCTTAAGCCAATTGGAAACGTAGTAGGATTCGGGGTTGACTTTATAACTATAAACAACAGTTCGCCAGGATTATTCACTCCGGTAGATGATGATTATATACTATACATAAAAAATAGCGTGGCCGAGTCAAACGGAGCACGAGGTTATTATATGCAGTATAAGCTAGAGAACTATTCAACATCAAGGGTAGAGCTTTTCTCTGTAAAATCAAACATATTCAAAAGCTATCCTTAAAATTATTATCTTTGTAAAATATATTAATGTATGTCAGGAATTTATTCAACATCAGATTCTCCATTAGGCGTGTTAAATTTAGGTAATGACGGAATGTCATCCGCCGCATCTGGATTTTCAAAAGCCTTGCCATTTATAGGCTTAGGTCTTAGCGCTATAGATACAGTAATGTCATTCACGGAGGCTGGAAAAGCAGAAGACGCTAGAAAGGCTGCTGAAAGAGAGGCTGCAAGACAGGCCGCAGAACATTTAAGACTACTAGAGCAGAATAGATACGAAGCCTTACAGGCTCCAACAGAGGCATACAACAAGGCGTTTATGGCCAATACCGCTGCAGCAGCTAACGCTGTAGATGCTTTGAGTCAGGACCCTAGGACTCTAATAGGCGCTGTTCAAGGAGTTCAAAACTCTACAGTAGATGCAAACGCTAGACAACAAGAGCAGTTAGCAGATAGGATCTATAACATGGACGTAATGAAGGCTGGGGCGGCTACTGCACAGAATGATAAGTTAGCACAGTTTGCCGGAGAGCAGGCTCAAGGTGCTCAAATAGCAGCTATGGCGGCACAGAAGGCTCAGATCGCACAAGAACAGGCAGGCCTTCAAGGGATTGGAAACATGATAACTCAGGGAGCTGGAATGGTCGGAACGTACGGAAAAATGGCTACTAACGAGGATAACTTATCCGGCCTTTTATCTGCAGTTTCAGGGACTGGTTTTTCAAAGCCTGATGCTACATCAGGAATCGATCCTAACATAATGGCTGCATTTGCTCAATTCATGAAAATATACAAACCACAAGGATAATCTATGCCAAGCTATTATAAATATCAGAACCCCTCAGAAATAGGGGCAGCACCTACTCTTGACTGGGGATCCGTAATTAATAATGTAAACGAGACTCTTCAGAAGCAGGAGCAGCAACGCTACGAAAATAGAGAGGCCGATAAAAAGTTAAGTAACGATATCCTAACAAAGGTAAATGAACTTAATTTAACATCAGACCCTAACGCCAATGCTTTAATAACCAATATGGCTTATGAGGCAAAGGATAATTTATTTGCTCTTAATAAAAAACTAAGAGAGGGTAAAATATCAAGATCTGATTTCAATATACTTAGCCAAAATACATCAGCAAGCATAGGCCAGTTAAATCAGTTTTCTAAATCTTATGGAGCTGACTACGACAAGTATCTTAAGGATGTTCAGGAAGGAAAGACGTCTGCTTATGCAGATTTTATGCAGAAATGGAAGGGAGGATTTCAAAACTTTAAAAATAAAAAGCTGATACATAGCCCTACAGATGGCAGGCTATACGTTGCTGAAGTAGGAGAGGATGGAAAGGTAAAGGAGGGGCCGCTTGGAATGGTTCCGATATCCAGCTTAGTTGAGGTGAAAAACTTTGATGACAAGAAGATCGATCTTCTTGCTGAAACAAATAGATACGCTGCTCAGTTGAAACCGTTTGTAGAACTAATGAGGTCTAAAGGAGTAGAATCCAGAGAAGCTCTTGACCAGATGCCTGGATTCCAAGACTTCGTAAACAACACTACGGAAGCTATCGCTAAGAATGAAAAGGGTTACGCAAGCATACTGACCGATACAGATGGAACATATAAAATAACAGGAGAGGGTGATTCTTCAGGTAAAAATATAGGTCTTAAAAATAATGGAGCTGGGGAGATGATTCCTGTTATAGACGACTCTATGAAGGGGAGAACAAGGGAGCTTGTAAAGCAGTTTCTTATAGCTCAGACAGGTATTAAAGAAGAAGGGACTAAACAGTTTGCTCCTACACAGCCTAGGGCAGCTAAAGCTGGAACTCCTCCTAAATATACTCCGGAAGTTAGTGAAGTATCTGTATTAAAAGATCCAGGGACAAAACAAGTAAGAGGAGTATCTATAAATGTTTCAGGTGTGGTCATACCTGTTTCAAAAGGAATAGAGGAAAGAGTAGATAGTGTTGCATACGATCAGGGTAAGCTAAGAATGAAGCTTACTAAGGTGGCTGGCACAGAAACAAATGAGTTAACCACTGGATCAGAAGATGCAGGAGGAACTGTTAAGGTTGGAGAAGGAAAGAAAGATATAAAAGAAACTACTAGATTTATAACTACAGATAAGGAAAATGCGCAATTTTCTTTACGTATAAAACAGGTTCCTTACCCTGGTAAAGATAGAAACTTTAGAAGTATTAAAGAGGCCGAAGATTTCTTTAAGAGTCAGTATAGACAACAAGGAGGTGCAAGTAGCACCGCATCCTCTTCAAGCAAAACAATAAGTCAGGACGACTTTAATGCTAAATGGTCTAAATTAAAAAAGGGACAGACTCTAGTTGGTCCTGATGGTAACACATATACAAAAGGATAATCCATGCCAGATAATAAATTTATTCCGCCATCTGATGCGGTAGAAGTAAAAAAGAACAGTAAGTTTGTTCCACCATCTGATGCGGTAGAAGTAAAAAAAAAAGAGTCTTCAGAACCTACTGGACAAAAAAAACCTTTGGAGTCAGCTACGAAAGCAGTGGCTCAAAGTGCTTCGTCGGATACCGAGCCACCGACAAGGGCTCAGGTTTCGGTTTCTTTAGGTGGACCTACTAAGTTATTCGAAAAGCAGCCGGATCAGCATCCGGAATCTGTAATGTATGGAGACGGGATTAAACAACCTGAGCTGTTGGTCCCAAGTAAACCTATTGATTTAAAGCAAAAAAAATACTACAGGGTAGTTGCTGACGAGAGAAGAGATGTTAAAAATACTATATCTGCGTTAGAGAGTAGAAATAGAGAGTTAGGAAGGAGTGAAGAAAACCTTCAGAATGAGGGTACATACCAGTATTTAAAAAATAAGGAGGAGCAGTTAGATGCAGAGTTTAAGCCTGCAGAGATGGCTGTTAAGGAGATTCAAAAGCACTCTGGAGTTTGGACTAGGCCAATTGAAAGCCTTGTTAGCTCTGCTACAGAAGGTAAATACTCTTTAGTTAACACAGAGACTATAAACCTAAACAAGGATGTAGAAGACAAACTTATAGATACATTTGATAATGCTCCGGAAGAGATGAAGCAGAAATGGTATAAGGGGCAACTCCCTTTAGATCAGAAAGAGCACATAATAAACGTAGCTAAAACAGATGTACTAAATGAGTCCTACAAAGGGTTAAAAAACGATGTGTCTGATTTTGTTAAAAATATAAAGGATAACCCTAATATATCAACACAAGATAAGTTAATAGTTAAAGAAAAACTAAAGGCTAAAAGTGACGCGTTTAACGCTCAGGTAGCCATGGACTTTTCAGATAATTTATTAAAGAATAACTTCAAAGCCACAGAAGAGAATAAAAACCTAGACGAGGCAATAGCTAAAAAATATAAGGGATTCCTTCCAGACACGCTTGACTTTGTTTCCAGGCTAGGAGAGGGAATAATAAATACAGGGGGAAAGGCACTGACAGGTATTGGGACGATGGCGTTATTAGGAGCCGAAAGGTTTAATCAAATTACAGGAGCGTCCAATGCCGATGATTATACTCCTATAGAGGCTACTCTTGACTTAATTAATGATACTACAAACTATAACTGGCTTCCTAGCTCTAAAACTAAAGAAGGTAATATATTAGATGACAAAGGAAATTTAAACCTTAGTTACAAATCTATAACTAGAACTCTAGCAGACACTCTTCCGTTCACTATGCAAATAATGAACGACGTTAAGAAGGGTAGGATAGAAGGATCTCCTCAGTCAATGATCTCTCAGTTAATAAACCCTAAGAATAGTAAAGAATTTGCCGATAAAATAAAGGTAGTTGAGACAGCTTATAAAGTTACGATTGGCGACAACTATAGAGAGGCTAAGGGCATGGGAATGGATGATTCTAAAGCATTTACATACGCCAATATAATGTCTCTAGCTGAAGGTGTTTCTGAGAATATAATGCCTGACTTTAAATACTTTGATTCTGTCGCAGGATCAACAATTAAAGATGTATTTAAAGGAAATTTAAAGAGCGCTGCTACAAAACAGGCGGTTAAAAATGTTACAAAAGAATTTTTTAAAGATATAGCATCGGAGATAGGAGAGGAAGAATTTTCCTTAGCTGTAGAGGATGGGCTTAAGTATTCTTTGTTATTAAACCACCCTAACTCTGAGTTCTTTAATATAAAGCGCCAAAAGGAGTTAATAGCATCTACAGCTATCATGTCCGGAGCCACAGGACTAAGATATGCGCCTGAAAAAATAAAACAGAACAGGACTGATATTTATAGAGAAGTATACAATAACATTGGAGATCTTCAAGACTCGTTTAATTCAGAGATAAACTCTCCTTTGAACGATGATAAAACAAAAGAATCTCTTAAGGTAGCTTATAATTTTGCTTCTGATATATCAAATGCTATAGCCAAATCTCCAGAGAATGTTACGGCAGACCAGATAGATCTACTAGTTCAAAAGGATAAGCTAGAAGGGAAGAAGAAGGCTATGGACCCAGCCTTTCACCCAGACATAAACAAAGAGATAGCTGATATAGACGCTAAGATAAGAGAGATGTCTAATATTCCTGCTGAGGTTGCGGCTCCTGCAGTCTCAGAGGTGACTGCTATTCAACAAGAAATAACTCCTACACCAATGTTAACAGAAGAAGACAAGTCTGCTGTTAAGTCAGGCCAGAAGGTATCTGATGTACTGAACAGACCTGCCGTACTTGAGTCATTCGGCGGTAGTAAGTTAGATTCTCCTGTAGAGGGTGATGTATATCAGGAGGGCCATAGAGTCATATTTGAAGACAAGAATAAGAAGACTTATGATCTTGGTAATATTGATGAGATATCAGATAGCACCGTAGAAGATTTAGGCCTTAAACCTCAGGAGCAGTTAATGAGTGTGAAGCCTGTTGAAATAAAGGTTGAGAGCAATGAAGATTTAGACTCTAAGAAGTCTGATATAGAAAGAAGACGTAATGATGAACTCGCTGTTTTAAATGCTAGAATAAAAGCTGCTGAAAAGGAAGGAAGGATACCTGTTGATGAAAATGGAAATGGAATAAGAGGTAAGGAAGAGATTCAAAAAATCAATGCTAAATATGATGCAGAACTAGAAGCGTTAAAATCTAAAAAAACTCCTAAAGGAATATCTCCAGAGACATCATCTAACGTGGCGAATATGACGCAGGACGCTAATGGAAACTACGTATTCTATCATGTATCTCATAATACTTTGGATACTATAGATCCTAGCAAGCACGGGACTAATCCTGCTGGAGTTACATCTTCCACAGAGAAGGCAGCTATATCGAGAGTCGGAGGTGTATCAATGTATTATCCTGCCGAGAACGCTACTGAGCATATGGTAAAGGGAAACATGCACATGGTAAAGGTTCCGGAGGCTGAGGTGTATGATTTTAATTCAGATCCTTTAAACTTAATAGAAGAGGCTAGAAAAAGATTTGAAGAAGAACATCCTAATCTTCCATTTACGCCTAACGATCAGTTTGCTCAGGTTACTAAAATAGCTAATGAGAAGGGATACAAGATGGTTGTTGGTGAATGGAATGGTGGTACTAGAGCTCAAACGACGGAGGCAATGAATCCTATTGACGTTAAAGAAATGAGTGGAGACACTATCGTTAAACCATTTCAAGAACAGCTTACTAGCAATAAGGATAAGGGATATAAATCTGTTATTCCAGAGGCTAAAGAGGCTAGACTAAAAGCGGTTTATGATGAGATTCATAACGAAAGAAACAAGCAAAATAAGTACGACTCCTTGTATCATTTAGCAGCAAGTGACTTATCAAAAATGCCTCAGGAGGAGATAACTAAAATGATTGAGGAGTCAGACCTTTCTCAAGAGACTAAAGATAAGTACGCTGAGGCTCTTAAGTATGAGCCGGAGCAGAGAAGATCAGAGGCCCCTAAGGAGCCAGAATCTGTAGAGCACAACGGAATAAAATACACAAAAAACGAGAACGGGAACTGGGTTAATGAGAAGACGGGTAATGAAGTAAAAGGAATAGGTGATAAAGGGAAGGAGCTTGTAAAAACTCTTGACGGACTTGTAGAGCCTAAATATGAAAGGACTGATAATGTAAAGATAGAAGGAGCTCCAGAAGGAAACTATGTAAACATAGGTATGAACATTGGGACCACAGATGAGGTGATGTCTGAACAAGAAATAGAATCCATGCTTCCAGAAGATGTAGATGTTGTAGAGAAGGACGTTAAGGAGGTAAAAAGCGTTTTGGATGGAAAAGAAAACGTAGAGAAGACTATGTCATTAAGGCTGTCTAGGCCACTTACTGATACCGAGATGAAGAAGCTCTTGAAAGATACTAAGCAAAAAGCTATTCCTCAGATGGTAGAAGGTGAAGGAGCTATGCATGGTACTAAAGAGTGGGGAGATTTTAATCCTGAATACTTCCACATGCCTGACGGAAAACTTCTTTCTGAAAAATTAGCTAAGCCTGCAGAGGTAAAAGAATCTACAAAAAGTAAGTTGGAAGCTTTTAAGCAAAAACATATAAATAAGCCAGTGTTTGATAAGGAGAAATTAAAATCTCAAGTTGAAAACGCTAAGAAATCTATTGCTAAAATACTGCCTAATGTTAAGATAGTGGTTCATGATAATCCTGATTCATTTATACTAGAGACAGGTAAAAATGCGAGTGGATTTTACGAAACAGAGACTGGAACTATACATATTAATGCGTCTAGAGCTAACGCTAGAACAGTCGCACATGAGGTTTTTCATGCAGTACTTTTTGAAAAGTTAAAAACAGAGTCTAGTGTGAGAGACTTGACTAAAAAAATGGTCTCTGCAATATCAAGAACTCTTGACTCTAATCCTGAATTAAAAAAACAACTTGATGATTTTATATCTGATTACGATAGCAATGTTCATAACGAAGAGAAAATGTCTGAGCTTTTTGGGCATCTTGTTGATGGATATGAAGGATTCGATGCTACAGCTAAATCATTAGTCAAGAAATTCATAGATCGAATAGCTACTATGTTTGGATTAAAGCCATTCACAGAGGGAGACGTAGTGGATATGCTTAAGACTATTGCCGGAAAAGTTTCTACTGGAGAAGAAATAGTTAGTAAGGATGTGAAAATAATCAAACCTGCTAAAATAGATATTAAGGGTAATTTAGAAAAACCTAGTATAAAATCTAAAGATAACTTAGAGTCTAAAAAATATCAATTAACTGAAGATACTAAATCAGAGGTTAAAAAAGGAAGTATTGTAAGTACTAGAACTCCTGATATTGAAGGAGTACATAAGACTAATAATAATATTGTAGATTTAAAATCATTAGAAAAAGATGATGCATTAGTTATAAAAATAGCTAAAGAATTATCCAGTTATGGTCTATCAAAAATAGAAGAGGTAAATAATATTAATGATGCAAGAAATTTAATACAAGACTTTAAAAACTCTGTAAAGGATAATCTTAGGTTTTTACACGATAGTTTTGGAAAAGAAGTAAGAGATGTAGCTAAGTTATGGTATGATGGAGCTAATAAAATATCTAATGAAATAGCTGATAAGTATAATTATTCAACAGATCAAGTTGCAGGAGTAATGGCTGTTCTTAGTCCTCAAATGGATTGGTTTAGAAACTTGTCTTTAGGTAAGAGGGTTATAGATATATATAAAAACCAACAAGATACATTGTTTGATTCTAAAATGAGGTCTTGGATTGAAAATTCTACTAGCGGAACTGGTAAAAATAAAAAAGAATTATTCCCTAACTCAAAAGAAATTATTAAAAGAGTTGATGGTAAAAAATTATCAGAACTTGACATAAAAGATAAAGCAATATTTATAAGATCTTATGACGAAGTGTATAATTCTAAAAACTATGAAAATATTTCTCCTAATGGAGAGGTTAATGGATTAGTTAGAAATTCAAATGGAAGTCCTGGTGCTTGTGGATGGGGAGCTTTTTCTACTATAGAAAAATCAATATCTATACTAGAAGATGGATCTATAGAAAATATATCTAAAAACCTTGGTAATATGCACAAGGTTAGAAACTTTTTTAATAACATATCTGATCCTAGCGATCCTAATGCGGTAACTATAGATACGCATGCTGTAGCAGCTGGATTAATGCTTCCATTATCTGGATCTTCAAAAGAAGTATTATATAATTTTGGAGGAGCTTCTAGTAAATCAACTGGATCTAAAGGATCATATCCTGTATATGCAGATGCTTATAGAGAACTAGCTAAAGAATTAGGAATACTACCTAGAGAGTTACAATCAATAACTTGGGAGGCTGTTAGAGGTTTATTCAAGGCTGATTTTAAATCAAATAAATCTAACGAAGAGAATGTAAAAAAAGTATGGGAAAGATATAAGAATGGAGAGATAAGTATTGATAAGGCTCATTCAGATATTAGTGATTTAGCTGGAGGTATTAGTAAGCCAATATGGTATGAGTATGTTGCTGATGATAATGTTAAATCATTAGATGAAAATTCAGCAGCAATGGATCAGGCTAATGAAGACTCAATAGGAAAATTCCAAGACTCTCAAGGGTATTCTGATATGAAAGATATCGTTAAGGATATGATTGACGAGGGCAAATCAATTGACGAAATAAAAAAGATCATTAATGACGAGTTAGGATCAGATCAAGTATCCTTGGCTGAAAGAGCTCATAAAGAATTAACTGCAGAACCTAAAAAAGAAAACATAGCAAAAAAAACAGTCAAATCATTCTTTGATAATGACATAGCGCCTATGTTCAAGAGTAAGGCAGAGGCCTTGGTAGAGACTGCTAAAGCAGTCGTAAATACGTTAAGTCCAAAAACTGGTGTTGATAAAGGCGTTGTGAATAAGTTCTACGAGATGGTTGGAGATAGAAACAAGTCTGCAACCTTAATAGATAAGCAGATAGGAGAGTACAAAAAGACATTTGATAAAATGTCTGACACAGACAGAATAAGTTTTGTAGACAGAATGAAGAATGGAGAGACTCAACCTACTCCAGAATTAGATGCCATAGCTAAAACTATTTCCAAGTTAGATTCAGATATGTATGACGAGATAACAAAATACAATCCTAACCTAGCATGGAAAGAAAACCACTTTAGAGTACTATGGAAAAAGGTCCCTGGATCTGAAAAAGAAAAGTACTGGTCATTCCTATCTAAAAGACCAGTAAGAGGTAGTAGAGGATTCTTCAAGCAGTCAACACTTAGAAGTATGTCTGAAGGTATAGAGAAGGGAGGGGTTCCGTACAGCACAAACCCTGTAGAGATGTTTGAAATGTCATACAATGACGGTATGAAGTATATTACCGCGCAAAGAATTATAGAGTCGTTTAAGAAGGACAATATAATAAAGTTTGTAAAGAGTGGGCAAGACGTGCCTGATGGTTATACTAAGATAAACGATAGCTTGGCTAATGTTTACTTCAAGGGAGACCAGGGCATGGTAAAAACTGGTGAGTATTATATACAAGAAGCACCTGGAAGAATGCTTAATAACATGCTTAGCAGGGACTATATAAGAGACACAAAGTTGGGATCGTCACTTATGGGAATCAAGAACTTTTATACCGGAATAGAGCTAGGCATAAGTCCATTCCACGCAGTAGCAATATCTTTAGAACAGATTGCTTCTGGTGCTGGAATAGGCGTTAGAAAGATAGTTAATTTAGGAGATGTAAAGGGAGGTATAAAAGATATTGTAACGGCTCCGTTCTCTCCTAAAACAACATTCTCTTTAGGACGAGACTTCTTTAAATTTTCTACGGTAAAGGATTTTGAAAATAGCGATGGAGGAAAAAAATTCTTAGAGAAGAACCCTAATGCTAAGCAATATGTTGATGATTTCTTCAAAGGAGGAGGTCTTATGAAGCAGCATGAAGAATTAAAATCAAACACATACAAAGCGCTTAAAGAAAACCTAGGGAAGGACAACTATATAGGAGCTACTATGAGAGCGCTTCCAGCTCTTAACGAGGGAGTTATGAGTCCATTATTTAATGTTTACATTCCTTCGCTAAAGGTTGGCTTGTTTATGAAAGAGTTTCCGCTTGTATTGGCCGAGAACAAAGCAGCGTTAGAGAGTGGTAAGGTGACCAGAGAAGAACTTTCTAGAAAGGTAGTTGATGGAATTGACAATAGGCTTGGAGAGATGAATTTCGATAACCTATACTGGAACAGAACATTCAAGACCGCTAGTCAGTTCATGCTAAGATCTGTTACCTGGAAGTTGGGTAATATTAGACAAATGGGTGGAGCTGCTCCTGAGCAGGCAATAGAGTTTGTTAATGCAATAAAGGAAGGAAGAAGACCGAACTTATCTCCTAAGATGGCATGGCTGCTAGGCCTTTCATTAATACAGGTTGTTTTAGCAAGTGTTATACAGCATGCGTCACTTAAAAAGGATGATGAGGATAAGGACCTAAAAGACTTTAAAGACATTGTAGCTCCTAGGATAAATAGCGATGATAATAAGGAACGTGTAGTAATACCAACCTACTACAAGGATTTACTTCATTTTTGGCATGCTCCAGGAGAGTATGTATCTTCGGGTATATCCGGCCCATTAGGTAAAATGATGGATGTATATAATAACAAAGACTTTTACAATTATGAGATACGAGATGAAAATGATCCGGCCACTAAACAGTTAATAGATGCTGGAAAATACGTAATGCCAAAACCATTCTCCGTTACATCATTTCAAAAAATGAAAGAAAAGGGAGAACCAGTAAGTAAACAAGCTCTTAGTTTTATGGGGTTCAACAAGGCGCCAGGATATTTAGAACACAGCGATCTTGAGTCTGAGATACTTGATCTTTACAGAATAAGAAATACAAGCGTAAAACCTTTAAAAATGAAAGAGGCCAATGATAAGAAGAAGGAGATACGAGACATGTACAAGAAGGATGTAAAGAAGGCTCAAGTAATGGCAGATGAGGCTGTTAAAAGCGGATTATTAAGACCTACACAAATAACTAGGTTGTTTCATGATGTAGCTAAAAATCAAGACGCCATGGTTTATTTCTTTAACAGGCTTCCAGAGACTGACAAGGAATACTTGGAAAGCAAAATGACTGATGAAGAGAAGGCTAAATTTAACGTTAAGAAAAAGTTAACTGAACAAGAAATGAAAGCCAAGTATGGAGAGGAGACGTACAAAAAAATAATGATGGCTAGACAAAAATTAAAAAAGGGAGCTAATTAGCTCCCTTAAGTTTATCTTTTAATATGTTGCGGTATACGCTGTTCACTGATTCCTTGTTGGCTCCTCGGAGATACAGGTAGTTCATTACTATTTTTACTCTCTGCATCGGACTTATTAAATGTACCTTCTTGCTCATTATATTCTTGTTTTAGTTTTTCTGCGTATAGGATCGCGTCCTGTAATTCCATTTGAAGATGATTTAGCCATTCTAAGAGGTTTAAATCCTTACGATCTAAGTTGGTACCGTACTTCTTAAATCCTGTCTCAGAACGGCTCTTAAAGCTTTCTACTACGTTCTTTACTATGGAGTCTTCAGGCGTTACAATTTGATGATCTCTTACCATCATGTTCATTACGTGTTCGTCTAGGTATATCATGGTTAAATTTTTTCAAACATTACCATATTACTACAATTTGGACATTCAAGCCTGTCTAGTTCTTTTGGATAAACAGATGTCCATTTGTGATTACATAGGTCACATTGAATGTAATCAGAAGTCCAGATTTCTTCATTTTCTTCTAAGTACTTTTCATACTCAGGAATATAACTAACTAAGTCTTCTATTTTTATTTGAGTAATGTTTTTAGTGTTTTTTAACCACTCACACAAATCTTCTATAAATTTATTTGTCATAATTGAATTCTGTTATTTACTATATCTACTTTGATTACCTCTTTTACAATTTTCCGAAAAAGTTATCCATTGAATATTGTCTAAGGTATAACTTTTTTTACTATCTATCCTATCAATACTAGGTGTGTATTTTCTTTGATGATTAGATATTTTCCAATAAACAAATAAGTCTTGAAAACTAATATTGTCTATAGACCATTTATAGAAAGTTTCTTTATCTAATATTTCAATTAAAATATATGTGTTATTCTAGCAATCTGGCCATTATTTTTATCATGAACAAACCCCTCTACGGCTTTTGGAGAATGCTGATACCCGTTTCTATGGTGCCAACTATCTGTTCCGCATGGAGTTCTTAAGCTCTCAACGCATACACTCATGTAGTCCTTGCTTATTTTGTGATGAAAATGATGAACATAGAAATACTTATGCTTGCATGAGCTCCAGTTTTCACTTTCGTTAGCCATTAATAAAGGTAAATCCTGTTGTTTAGCTCCGTCTCCGTGAGTAGTGCCTATTAAGTTCTGCCCATATACAAAATACTTTCTATGTGATACGCTGCAGTCAAAATCTACATTACTACAATTCGAAAAGTGAGACTCTATAAGCTGAGCTAAAAAGAATCCGTTTGTGTAATCATGGTTTGAAGGATTAAACACAACACTTACGTCCGCAATAGATATAAGTTTTTCTATTATATCAACATACAACCTCTTAGCTATTAAAAAATTATCATACCACATCCCGTCGGTGTCTTGCGGAGTTCCGCTAGTTGTAGTTCTTTTCGGATTGTCGATATGAAGTATGTCGTTTCCAATCACAAAAAGTATCTTATCTATGTTGAAGCTTTCTGCTTTACAAAGAATACCGTCTACACCTTCTAAAACTCTTTTTACAGCTATCTGGTTATTATATGTCTCTCCTGTTTCGAATGAACTACATAACTTTCCAATATGGACATCTGCAGGATCAACAATAAGAAGATTTCCGTCCGTAGGGTTTATCCTTTTGTATGAGTTGTATTTAGGCGCGTACTGTTTTATATCATTAAGCAGCAAGTCATATATATTATTCGCGTCGTCTTTAGATATTATACTACTAGCGATGTTATAGTATGGTACGCCGGTGTGAGTAACGAGCTTATAAGTTCTTACATGATTAAATGGTATGTTATAGTACCTGCAGTACTCATCAATACTCATCAGCTCGCCGTTAGACTTCAGGGCCGACATCTGCTGCTCAACTTTGTACTGATTTGTGTCTGTTTCGGTTGTATTCTCTAGGTCCTGGCTGATCTTGTTAAGGTGAGTAGAGAAGTGCCTCCTAACGGTGTCGTCCCACTCGAATCCGTACTCGCGGCAGGCCTCCTTAGAGGCCGCTGTTACAGACAGGCCCTCGGACACAAGTGAGGTTACCCTCTCCTGCATCTCAATTGGATAGTTGTGTCTCATTACATTTCGTCTTTAAGTGTCTGCTGCAGCTCCTTCAACAGACCAGTTAGTAAGAATATACTCTTATTAAGTTCCTCATTATCTCCGTCCATTAGGCTCTCGTAGATCGTGTCGGTGTATGAGTTTATTGACTTCATTACCGAGTTTACATGCGCTATATTGTTCATTGTACGTTTTTTATTGCAATTTACCGTGAAAATAAATTTTCGAGATAAAAAGTTATTAACAATTCATTCGGATTATTGATTCTAGTCGCTCTCTGATTAAGCCCTTTTTTTCTTCAGGTATAGTCTCTATCATAGAGTGTATACCGTGATTCATCTTTTGCTCTATCTTCTCTAGCTTAGACTTTAGGATTATATTCTCGTACCATACCTTGCTGGTCTCCTCTGGGGTACCGGTCCGCATTCCGCAAGAGTACGCCTCTAAGATGTTGTAATACTTATCTCTAAGTACCTGATCGTGCTTTATCCACGTCTCTATCTTCTTGATATAATTGAAGATAGATCCGTGCTTCTTACCTAGCATCCTTCCAATATCTGTGTATCCAACCTTGTGGTGCCGGTACATTATATTTGAAAATATGGCCCTAGCCTCGACGTACTCTTTCTCTCTAGTATCCTCAAATATATTTAGGGCATACTCATTATTAATAACATTTATTAGCTCCTTTATGTTATTCTCCATTGTAGACTTCTGTTTTAAATCCATAGCTCTCTAGTTCTTTAATTCTGTACTTTTGTATTTCCGAAAGCTTACCCTTCGGTGTTTTAATTTCTGAGAAGAGTATGCTACCCTCCTTAATAGCTACAAGATCAGGGATACCGTTCTTGTTTGTCTTTATAAGCTTCAAGACGTAGTAACCTTCGGCCTCTAACTGCTTAATCCTTTTGGCTTGTATATGCTGTTCCTTCATAAACTTTAATAAAATTATTGTCCTTGTCGTAGATTTTTATTAGATTAAATTTTCTGTCTATGTGCTCTAAGATGTTATCAAGGCTTACAGAGTTAAATATAGCTCCGAAGTTATTAATGTCTATGCTATCGTTAGTGTTCTGCCTATAGTAATCATAGAACCAATTAAGATTATACTTGCCTGTGTTTCTCATCTGAATGTATTTAACCTTCATAAGTAGTCTCTTTTAAAATGGTTAGTAGTGTATGATTTTTTGTTTAGTACTGACTTATAGATCTTTTCCTCTATGCCGCCTTCCGAGAAGATCCAGTATACCTTATTGAACTTCCTATCGATAGTCGTCATTCGATCACGAGCCTGCCAGTAACTAGTTGCCGAGAAGTCTATGTTATAAAATACTAGGTACTCAGCGTTTCTTAGAGATATCCCTTCGCGGCCAGAGACAATCTGAAGAGCTATGCTTTTATCTGTACTATTAAACTCCTCTAGGCTAGTTGTTAGCTTGTCGCCAAAGATAGTCTTTAGCGCGTTAAATTCCTCAACAAATTTGTAGAATATTCCTATTTTCATATTCTCGAATCGAGAAAATATGAACTCAGCCTTGCTGTAGTCGATCACCATAGAGTCTCCACTCTCGAACTTGATGGTACCGGAGTACATCTGGTGAAGCTTCTGCTGCAGCTTGACTGAAGTATCAGCTAGTATAACCTGGCTTGAACCCTCTATCACTAGGTCCTTCATAAGCCGGTTACACATCTCGTAAGTGGAGTCCTTCATTCTTACCTTAAGCACCTCCTCCTCAATCACAGACTCAAATCCGGCCTGCTCCTGCGTGTATGTTAATATGTAGGGAGAGATCACACTCATAATCTTGCCTATGTCCGCATCACTGTAGTCATTCACCTTGGCATAACCTAGGTGCTTAACCTTTATATTGACGTAGTTAGCCGCCCACTTGTAGAAGTTAACCTCCTTGAACGGAGAGAACAGGCTGCACCAGAACTGATGGTACACCTGAGAGTATGACTCCGGGCTTGGGGTACCTGACAGGAAGATGGCCGGAAGGTGTCCGAACATCTTCTTGTAGGTCTTTGCTCCTAGACTAGGCTTAGGGAATGACCCAAACCGGTGGTGCTCGTCATGAATAACTAGGTCAAACTTGCCGTCGATCTTATGCATGGACTCGTCATTATATACGAACAACTCGAAGTGCTTGTCGTACTCGAAGTTAATGTAGTCAGACTCGATAGAAGATATTGCCTTCTTCTTTGTCAAGAATAAGACTCTTTTAGCTCCAAAAAGTACAGCCGTCTCTAGAGATACACTTGTTTTTCCTAAACGTACTTCTAAAGCATAGTAAACTACTCCTTTTAATTTAAGTATATTTACTCCTTTATTAGCTATATTTACTTGGTAATCCCTAAGTTTATACATAATACTTATTATTTAACACGTTTAAAATACAGCGTCTTCCTACATTGTATTTCAACATAAAATTTTTTACATTACCATCAGATTTAATCACGTCTTTAGAGTTTCCTTTTACGCAATTTTTTCTAATATCGAGAATAGCTTCTTCAGATAATTTTCTATTTGAATTTATTTTTTTTAACACATCGTACGAGTGTCTTTCATTTTCTGAATGAGTACACCATTCTAAATTATGAATATTGTTATTACTTCCATTTCCGTCTATGTGATTTACACAAGGTTTGTTTTTTGGATTAGGAATAAAATATAAGGCTACCAATCTATGCACTTGATATCTTTTTTGAATGTTGTTTTGACTAAAAGTAACTCTTTTGTATTTATTTTTAACCGTTTCTTGTGTTAATAATTTTTCTTTATAATTTGTAATTACTCCATTAGAATAAATTATTTTACATTTTTTTCTCCTAACATTTCCGTAACTAGAAATTTCATAATTAGTAAAATAAGCAATTGTTTTCCAAATTTCCATAAATAAAAAACCACCAAATCAAAAGGTCGCCGTCTTTATCATTGGTGGAATTTGTATAAATCTTTAATTGTAGCGGCGACTCTACAGGTGCAAAGATAGTAAAAATATTATAAATCTTTTAGGTTAATTCGTTTATTTAGCTCCTTTTTTAATTAGGTAGTACCATAACCAGATTGCTTTAGACCTAAGAATCTCATAAAATGCCCATAACAGAATGTATTTCATATCTATAGGTTTAAGTTACTTCTGTTCTGGTGAACTTCCTTCTCCATCTGTTCGTAAAATATAGTCACCTTACGTGTCTCGCACCCCATTTTGTGTATTCCACCTGCTTGATTACAGTGGGTGCACTTATCTGTAATGATCTTGTATCCAGTGTCAATGCGCTTGAAGTCCTTGACCAAATAATCTTTGAATCCAAAACTATCTAGCGGCATACCTCTAGAAATATAGGGGCCGCCTGACGGATCCACCATCTCGATCTCATTAGTCAGTGAGTCAATCATCCTGACGTACTTATCGTATATGTGTTTATGAGTCTCATCATCATATTCGTGTACAGCTTTTTTAAACTGTTGAAGTGTCATCAAAGACTGAACGTGTTCGTTATCTTTTAGGTAAGTTTCGTATGCTCTAGTGTAATCATTAGGTATTCCAAACCTGCAATATTTAAAATCACCCTCCCAAAGTACGTCGTGGTTTTCATCTCTTGTAAATGTGTACTCGTCACCGTACCTATTTTTATAAATGTTTTTCATAGTTTTAATTTTACAAATTCTTTTAATGATTTTTCGCTTATATAAAATGCAATTACATCTCCGTTAAATTCTCTTGAATAACCAAACATTTTACACACATCGTCATAACTCAAGCAAGGCTTATTGTATAGTATAAACTCCTCGGCCTCTTCTTCGGTTTTAAAGTTTCTTAAACTGTCCTGTAAAATTGGAAGACATCCTTTATTATGTACCTGATATACCTTCCATGGGTCAAATGACTGATACTTGTCTTTAAAAACTACATAGTGTTTGTCAGTTACTTTTTTCCAATATTCAGGGTGCGACACATAAAAACCTATCCCCTTCCATTCGTTAGTTTTGTTTTCTGAAGAATGTACAGTACCTAGCTCAGGCGAGCCAGGATACTCTTTAATTAATTTATATTTCATATCCTCTCTCTTTTAGTTACTACCTCGTATATTATTTCTCTGTTAATTAACTTCAGCAAGATAAGTAATTTTTCTGCTGTAGAATAGTCTAGATATACTAATTTTTCATTTTCTGTGGTAACTGCTAATCCATTACCGTCGTCTGTTATTCTTAACGCTAACTCTCCAGAACTCAGCCATTCAATATTATCTGAATAATACAACTCGTGGTGGTTGTCATCTAATTTGTAATCGTACTCGTGCTTGTTATCTACTAGTATCTGTTCCATATTTTAAATATTTAATTCTAATTCAGTTTGACTTCTTGGTATTAAATCATTTATTCCACACATACCATTACATTCAAATAAAGGCTCTACCTTTCTAGGTGGCATGTCGTCTATACTCTTGTTGTTCGGATACGCAGGGTGTTTCTTAAGGAACACTAGGTGAGACTTAGGATCTGTTTTCTTTTTCTGCTCTGCCTCGTTAGACTGATCCTTAAGCATGGTTACCGGCTCTCCTTTTAACTCTGTAAGTTCGTGCTCTAGGTCTGCCATCACATCAAACTTATCCGGAAAGTCTCTCTTCATCTTCTGCCAGTAACCTATACCTCCCTGAACGCAGCCAGTGGAGAAGCAGTTGTTATTTTGAAAACCTAACCTGTACATCTCAGGCACCTGTATGCCGGCGTCTTCCGTAATCCTTATACAGTCCTGCTTGTTATATCCTAGCATAAGCAGTGGGTATATTGCCTTGGTCCTCTTACCATGATTTAGAGTCATTGATAATGCCCTGTTAAACTCCTTCTTATCAAACTCAAATCCGAATACCTGATGCTTAAAGTCGTTAGTCTTCTCCCACTTCTCGCGAACAACCCTCTTAAGATTCGTAGAACATATGGCGCCATTAGCTGTATTTAAGGACTTGTGCTTCCTCCACACATCAAATATGTTTCCGTACTTTTCTCCTATCCCAGTAATAACTTCTATATCTAGTCCGTACCATTTCTCGCAGTCAGTCTTAAATCTATACGTATCCGGATGCTCGTTCTGTGTATCAATCATTATAACCCTGCAATTCTCTAGTCCGTAAGTATCTATAGCTATCTTACAAGCTACAGCAGAGGTTACCCCCCCCGACCACCACGCTATTATTTTATTATTTTCCATATTATAACTATTATAATTAATGTAATTACAAATAAAAAAATTCCTGTTTCAACTTCTTCTTCATCTTTTGTTTTTGGATTCCAGTATCTTTCTTCGTCAATAGATTCTTGAGGAGTTCCAAAACTATGATGATTATATCTTTGATTATTTTGAACAGATAATAAATTATCAACTATTTTATTAGCATCTTCTTTAGAATATAAATCATATACATTATCATTACATTTTTCACACTCTACAACCCATTCGCTTCCGTAGTAAACTGAATGAAACTTATGTAAACAATTTTTCATACTTTTATTTTTTAGGTTTTTCAAAGTACTTCATAGTGATGTAGTGCATACTTACGCTACCTACAACAGAGCCTATTAAATAAGCTATCATTAGTGTAACGTTTCCAAAGTTAGTTACAACATTTCGGATAACTAATAACCAAATTCCATTACTCAGTACAGATGCAATAGTGTGATACATTATACTATTACTATTTCTTGCCCTGCTAACTAAAGTAAAACTTGCGTTTTGTAACGCAGTTAATCCAAGCATTATTAAAATTTCATTTACCATACCTTAAATATTTATACACCTTTGGCAGTACTGCCATGGCTAGTTCAACTTTCTTATAATATACCTTACCAAGGTTCTCCCTGGATCGGTACTCTATTCCGGTCACTGAGTCGTAGTGCCGGTCCTTACCGCACGCGGTTATACCTCCCTTCCTGACCGCTATGTACGCCCCACCACCGAACGGTTTGACGTACACCTGCCAGTCATTCTGTACTGCCCATCTGAAGTCGTCTGGATCTATCAAAATTTAAACTCTTCGTTATTATGTGTGTCACCCTCCTTAGTGATGAACTTGATCCACCGCCCGTTTCCGTCGCGTCCCTCAAGAGGAGTCACTCCGGTGACGTACACCCCGTATGCTATTAGCCACTTGTAGAATAACGTCCTACTGATGGTCATCTTAGCCTTGGGTGCAAAGTCAGGGTTGTCCTGAATAAAGTCAAGGTACAGGTCCTGCTTGTATAGCAGCTCGTCTAGCCTCATCATCCCGTTATGAGAGTCTCCGCCGACCATCCCACACCACTCTATAAACTCGTGACAGGTCTCGGCAGATAGCTTACGAACCTTAAGGTTCACAAACGTGCTCTTGATAAGTCCGGTGTCTAGGTAGGACTTCAGGTTATTCACAACGTAGTTATCGAACCTGCACCACTCCTCCTCATCCCAGTCATCGAACATCATCCGGCCGAACTCGACAAGCGGAGTGAACTCCTTGCTATAGAACTGCTTAAACTCTAGCTCCCACTTACGTCTCTCGAAAGAGTTACCCTTACCCCTAACGGCGTAGTTGGTGGTGATGATAATCTTTGGCGACTTTCTAAACGGAAGGTGGAACGCGTCCTTATTCTTCTTCTCAACCGTAAGCCCCTCGGTAACAACACTGAACAACCTCTCGAAGTCGAAGTGCTTCTTAACGTCGTCAAAGGACAGGACCTGGGTACCTACGTTAACCGTCTGATACGCGAAGGACTTGTCAAAGTTAAATGACTTTCCATCTATAAATATGGTCTTCTTGATCTTAGATATAGCTCTAACGAAGATACCCTTTCCGGTACCTCCCTCAGGGTTGTCGCTGATCACCTCGTCGTTTAAGATAATGGCCGGACAGTATGCAGGGTTCTTGTACCCGTGCATAAGGAACCCTATCGTGCTCTCCATGGACTTGATCCTCTGGTCATCCTCTCCTGATATGTTGGATATAAAGGTCCTGAAGTCGCACTCGGTTACCTCGCATATCGCGAAGTCTCTGTCGATTACCTGCTCCTTCCATATGTACCCGTCAAGGTCTATGTAGTCTATAATGTCGACACGGTCCTTGGTCACCTTAACCGCACAGTTGTTATAGTACAGGTGAGCCGTATCGGCCGTATCTTCTACGAAGTACACATCTACAGATCCTAGCATGGATAGGAAGTCCTCCTTAAAGAACCTGGTCTTGTCGGCAAAGTAGTTGTACACTGAAAGGTCATCCATGTCCTCAAGGTACGATAGCACGAAGTCCTTTATCTCGTCCTCTGAAGTGTTGTCTATCAGGTTGTTAGTAACCTTAACTAGGTTAAAACTCTTGCTGTTCTCAGGGTAGAACTTATAGAACCCGTTGTCCTCCAAGAACTCCTTGAATAGGTTATGCACTATACTTACGGCGCCCTTATCGTTCTTGGTCCAGAACCGCTTTGTGTCGCTATCAATCCTGTCCAGGACTGCGTCGATGACACCCTCCTCAATGTCAGTCATCTCCGCCTTGATCTGCTTGACCGTGGCGCCGTCCTTGACCTTCTTCTTTAGCTGAGAGACCCTAGCGGTGTCTTCGTAGTACTTGGTGCCGAACTTGCTCACGTGACTGTATGCGGAGTTGATGGTCATCTTAATCTCAGACATGGGGAAGTCCTTCTGCTCGAACTGACCTATGATGTACTCGGCAAGAGACTTGCTGATTCCGTAGTCGTTAAACGCGGCAGCCAATATGTACACGTTGTGGTTGCGCTCACCGTCAACCATTCCGTACTTGTTTGTCCACCACTTCATGAGTATGTCAACGATCCTGTTCTCGTTGGTTATTGGAATGGTAGGGGCCTCACTTACCCTCTCAATCTCAACGAACTCCTCCTCGTGCATGCGGTCCCACAGCTTAGACTCCTTGTTGATGTAGATATCCTTGTCGTAAGACTCGTAGCATACCCTTGAGATATTCTTAGACGTGGTGTCAAAGTGAGGTGTGTTAAAGTAGTTCTGAAGCGCGTTGAAGTACTTGACGTGGTTGTCTACGTCCTGAGGTATCCTTACAAGGACCTTTAGACCGTCCCCGGATGGAGATACAAATACAGCGTACACGTACTCGTCGGCTGCAATAGTAGCCTTCTCTAACATCATCTGCTTCTTGCTAGAGTATCCGTCAAAGTCTAGACATATAAGGCCGCTGTGCTCGGCTATTGAGTTGTCTAGTCTCTTGGTAAATATTCCTGAAAAGCATATGGCCGGCAGTGACTTTTTAATCTCGTTGCGCTCGGTCTTATCAGTCTCGGCCTGTATGCGCTCCACTATCTCTCGGCTCGCTCCGATTCGTATGCGCTCCAGGACCACGTCTATGTTCCTATAGAACGGGGTGGAGGTGCTACGAATGTCCTTAAATATTGTTATCTTCATGACTAATAAGTTGTTGTTTGTGTCTAAGTATAAGTCCTAGTATCTCTAAAGCAACTGTGTCAGGAACCCTCACAGTAAGTCCCTCCTCATTTATCTCTGGCTGATCGTCTGAGATAACAAACGCACCGGTGGCCGTAGTCGATGTCCACATATAAGGCTGCTGAGAGTTCATCTCGTTAAGTAGGTCGGTCTCGAAGTCCATCGATATCCATACAGCAGACTTAGACTCTATTGTCTTTTCAGCGGCCTCTTGTACTGCGTCTATGTCGTCCTGAAGGTTGAGTATTCTTTCGTAGGCCTCAACTACCTGCTGCATTTTTTTTCGTTCCATATATGAATTTGTTCTTTTCTTTTAAAACGTTATGACAAAAATTTATCTCGTCCTCGGTGAGCATATTGTAAAATATCTGAAACTTACCGGTGAACCTCATGTTCTTGATGCAGGACTTCTCGTTAAGGTAGTTCCTATAGTTAAGCATCATAGCCTGTGTATTACCTGTTCTAGTCTCTCTACCCTGCCCAACAGGTCTGTGATGTCATTGCTAGCGTTAAGCACTAGCTCTGAGTATCTTCTAATCGTCTGACTCAGCTTAGGGAAGTAGTAGCGCTCCTCGAACTTGTAGCCCTCGGTTCCGCCGTCCTTCTTCTCTCTTACTCGCTGCTCGTGGAATACTAGGACTAGTCCCTTGAACTGATCCGGCTCTAGGTAGTAGTTATTGTCTAGAGTTATCTTCTGCTTCTCTTTAAATATTTTGTTCATGTCTAAATAATATTAAAAACCCTCCGTCTATAGGAGGGTTATGGTTAATGCTAAAACGGCAAGTCATTTTCAGGTTCTGCCGGTGCTTCCTTCGGGGCTGGCTTCTTAGCGGATCCGTCTCCGTCCCATACAACCTTTCCGTTACCCAAGAAGTTACGGTTCGCCTTAGACTCGCGCTCCTCTTTTGTTTGACCCTCCCACACAGAGACATTGTTTCCGAACTGATCCTCTTCGTCGTTCACGCTGATTGTAAGGTTAGCGTAAGTTCCCTTTGCGCCTGAAACAAGTTTACTCTTGTCTAGTTTTGTCACGTCGATACTCAAAGCAATTAACTTTGCCATAATAAAATAATTTAATGTTTCGCTTACTCTATTACACAGTTTTCAGCTACCCTGTTTATTTTAAAAACCAAACACATCCACCAAGATTGGAATAAATTTATTGACTTTGGTGAACTTATCTGTTTACTCCTAATCCTCAATATTTTTACCATACTCAACAAAAATAACACTTCTTGGGAGTGTTTACAATACGCTAAAATAGTCCTTGATACTTGGTCTACCCTTTAGCTTCGAGCATCCTATATTGTATTCGTTGTCTTTCTATGTGTTTGGTTTGTGCATTATTTGCACATCACTCTTTTAATTTCTCATCATAAAGTATCCTGAATAAAGTAGTTGTTAATGTCCTCTGTAGCATTCGCGCTGAAGAACGTGTTATACACGTTCACTGCTCTGGCCACCTTGTCTCGGCCCGCCATCAAGAACTCCTCGCTAGGCTCAAACACACCTAGCCTGTGGCTCTTCTTGCATATCACATAGAACACAAGGGGTTTTCCAAACAACTGCCCGTAGATGTAAGCCTGGCTGTCGTAGTTGTACTTGCGCGCAGACCACTTGAAGTCGTCTATGTCTGATGTGGTCTTGATGTCGATAAGGATCTCATCCGTTACAATATCAGCCTTGCCTTTGAAAGGCAGTCCGAATAACTCTCCGATGGCTGGCTCCTCGTAGATGTTACCCTCCCTGTAGATGTTATCGTAGAAGAAGAAGTTACCCTTCATGGTCCCTACCAAAAGATCTAACTCCTGCTGCTCATTTTTAAGAAGCAGGATAGGATTAGATGAGTGTGACACGGCATCCTTGTAGATGTTTGTGTTACGGGTTGAGGCCTCAACAACCTCAAAGTTTACTAGCTTCTCAGGCTCAAGCATTGACGTGTGCAGGTACGACCCGTGAAGCATCGGTAGGGTCGGCTCCTCTCGGACCTTAAACATCTTAGGGTTCTTTAACAGCGTTCCTATGTCGCTGTTGCTGATGTACTTACTACCGTACTCGCCGTAGTAGTTAAAGTCATTTCTTAGTGTGTCAATTACGTTCTCCATACTACTTCAATAAATCTCCTAAGGCCTTCTTAACGGCAGTGGATAGGTTATACTTCACTGATAAATTCTTGACGATCGTGTTCAGGTCCATCTTGGACTTGTTGGCGGTAACGTAGTTAACCACTCCTGCCCAGTTCGTGTCGTCAACCTTAAGGTCAATCTTTGTGGAAGGGACTGGCTTGGTGGCCTTTGCCGTGTCAATAGAGTCCTCTCCACTCCACAAATTTAGTCCAAGGCCGTGCATCGCTATCGCCTTAGTTGTTGATCTTTGAATCGTTTTATTAACATCCATCGACGTGATAGCATCAATTGATATCGACTTGTTGTTGTAGCTCATGATCGGAAGGTAGTCGATATGCTCTAGGCCGTCTATGTTTACCCCGACCTTTACATAGGCGCTCTTGCCGTCGTTGAAGTAGTTAAGGCCTGTGTGAGGGTCCTCGTATACTGTTCGGTTAAGTGACGGGTATAATGCCTTGGCGCTGCCCCACGCGTTTGACCAGCTTAGGTAGTCCTGGCCGCCCTTCTTCTCTATCTTAGACTTGATGTCTACCTCTGATAACTTCTTGAATGTGTTCTCCATTGTTTATTTATTTATTTATTTATAGTTATTTTTTTTATCAATCTCCCTCGCCTTATCTACAAACTTGGTCAGGTCAACATGAGAATGGTACATGGTAACGTACCTTATTTTTGGTGTGTCTGTAAGGTTTCCGTCGTCGTCGAGGTATATCTCTTCCGCGTGCAAGGTCTTACTTATTAGGTACTCTAGCGCTGACTGCTGCATGTTTCTAATTTTAAGATGTTAATTGTTTCTACGAATCTATTAATGACCGTGTCTCTGTACTTTACTAGCGTGTTATACCTTCTTAGGTTGCTCATGGTCTTTATCTCAGCTGAGATCTTGTCGGACACGTTGTTTAGGGATCGGCTGTTGTTCTTGGTGGCTATCACGCAGCAGCCAACCTTCCACCCGTGCCTCTTGAATACTAGGTACTCCTCAGGAGAGATCTCCGAGTAGTAGTCACCGTTAAACTTTGTGTTGAGTATAACGATGTCTCCGGACCGGTTCTCTATCTTTACCCCTTTAAATATGTAAGACACCGAATGGTCCGTAACAATTCTTGTGCTCGTCTTATCTCTGCTGGCCTGATCAAATACTTTATTCATAACTTATTTCTTTTTAAATTGTTCAAATAATTTATTGATTAAAGCTCCATCAAGCATAATACCATAATGCTTTCCATATTCTCCAAAAGCATTGTAAAGAATCTCTCCAACTTCTTCCTCACTATACATTCTTTTAGCTTTCCATTCAGCACCATCTACTACACCTGCTTTGTATGCTAATTGTAATTCTTCTGAGTGACCATATAGTAAATCATTGTTTTCATGAATTATGTATAATTTTTCACCAATTTCTTCAAGTGTTTCTTGTTTAGGTAAAGACTTGTAAGCCATTTCAGCGTCTAAATGCATACATTTTTGAATTGTTTTTGATTGACCAATAGCGTAATCAGAAATTATATCTCCTGTGCTTTTTGGGTATTCTTGTTTAGGTTCTTCTTCTTTCTTCATAATTTACATTTTCAAAAGTTCGTCTTTTATTTGGTTTAGATACACTAATTTTACAACAATATCGTGATTATAAATAATTCTTAAAACTTCCTCCAACAACTCAATCTCTCGGTTGATTGATATTAGTGCGCATTGTGCCTTATGTCCTTGATTCATAGAAACAGGAAGTCCTTTAGAGTCTTTATTTTTACCTCCTAGTTTGTAATAATAAATTACGTTATCGTATTCTTTAATCCTTCTCTCCGCTTCTTGTCTTGCTTGTTCTTGTGTCATAACTTCTCCTTAAATTTTGTTAGTAATTGGTCGATGTCCTCAACTGCAACAGCAGTATTAAAATTATCTACATCATATTTTTTACTCTTAACCTCCTCCGCAAATGCTTCTAGTAGGTAGTTGGAGTAGGCTTGTGCAAAAGCTAAATCATCATCTGTTACCCAACAAATAGCATTTTGTTTATCACTCTTAAACCACTCCTTTGATGATAGTATTTTATCCATTGTTATCGTTAATAATAGTGTTTAAATGAAACATTGAGTGTAAAAATGCTAGTGCAAAAGCCAATACAGATAATTTATTTAAATCATTGTAGAAAGCTATTACTCCACAAGCTAAACAAATAGCGCATCTTATTAAGTATATGTTTTTTAATATTTTATCCATTGTGTTTAGTTATTAGTTGTTTAAGTTCTTTTATTATTGGATTTGAAAAACTATACTGTTGGTCGTTATAAAAATAATCATAAGCATTTTCTAATCCTTTAACCAACTCCTCCTTATCCCTTCTCAACTCCTCTATTGTTTTATCTCTTTGTTGTAAAGCATTTTCACAATGTTTAAGAAGTTTTTTTGTTTTTTCTAAATCAATATTACTAAGTTCTAAGTCTAACTTTGACATATCTATTTCTTTCTGTGCGTGGTTGTAGGCTTCCTCTAACTGTGTAATGTATCTAAGAACACTAATTGGTGTTGTCATATAATTTTCTTGACAATTTTCTTTGTAATAATTAATGTCTTTCTCAATAGTCTGTTTAGGTTTAACCTCAATATAATGCCCTTCACTTCCACAAGGACTATCGCAATTTACACAACGATAAAACTTATTAGCTTCACCGCAAAATATTTCTTTAGGTTGGTCTTGTGGGATGTTCTTATTCATAATATTTGTCTTTAAAGATTTGTAATAGTTCGGTGGAAGTATATAATACTCCTTTATAATCAAACTTATCATCCCAACAATCATAGTCGGTGTTATTTTTTGCAAAATTCGCAAACTTAACAGCAAAATCATCCGCTATTTGTTCGCACTTATCCGCTTTGTCAAAATAGTCTAAAATTATAGCTTCAAACTTCTCTCTTAACTTACTCATAACTCTATTATTAAAGGATTGCTTACCGTATTAATATGGTTATTGTAGACCCTCTGATAGGCCTCAGACATTCTGCTCGCGTCCGCGTAGTGGATCGTCTTGACCCTGAGTCTCATCCACCGATCGAACCTATTCATCTCTCTGGCTGCCGCCTTGCTCTTTGTATCTTTCATTTTTGTATATCTTTATGTAATAATTTAGTAACTCCTTGTCTGTCATGTAAGCGAAGTCTATAGTCCGCGTGTGCCCGTAGAACATTATCATCTCTAAAACGGTGCTCCTTCTGTTAAATTGCATGCTCTAGCTTCTTAGTGCCTGACTTGACTGTCTAGCAAGTTCCATTAGCAGTTTCTTAATAAATGACATATCGTCTTGTGTTTTAGGTTGTTATTAACTACGTTTTTAGCCTCCGACCATGGAAGGTCACACTCATCAGCGGTCATCCTTACCAAGGCACCGTACACCCTTTGGCGTCTCTTCTCCGTCTGAAGGAACGCCCTGATGTCTACTCTGTTTACTATCCTAGGTCTCATGCCTGTATTGGGTTAGATGTTGCCTCGCTCCATCCTGCCAACTCTTTCCAAATTCGGAAGAGTTTTTTAGAGCGTATTATGTCTCTCTCGGTGATAACGGACTTATTAAATATGTCCACTATCTGTTGCTCAATTTTTTTCATCGCTCAATATTTTAATTAGTTCCTCCTTACCGTATTTTAATGAAAGTTGCTCGATGTCGGAGGGTAGGGTGTTTTCGATTTTTTCTGCCCAAGTGCCGTTTTTAAAAATTAAACATCCTCCCTTATATAGTTCATTATCTTTAAAATAAAATGTAGTTATATCTCCGTTTAAATCTACAATTCTACCATCTGCTAAAGAGTGAACTTTCACCCCCTTTTTAAACCCTCTCTTAACCGCTTCTTTAGTCAATGCTTCTTCTACTTCTTGGGGGGTGGCTAGAGTCCATTCTGAAATAGGGTATCCACTTAATCCATTTTCTCTATATTTATCAAACCAAAATCCACAACTATCAATTCCATATCCTAATCCTTCGTTATAAGCCACAGTTCCTACGCTATTTTTATACCACTTCCCAACCTCCAAACTAGGCTTTCTAAACTCTTGAAACCACTCCTCTATTTTCTCCTTGCACTCATTTAACGAGTGCAGATAGGTTATTTGTTTTTTGGTTAGGGTGTAGGTTGGTTCGATACCACAGGCATTTAAAAATATCTGCTCGTCCCATTCCTCGTATCGTTTTTCTAAATCAAGTACCGAAATATCAAGTTCGGAACCGTTACCAATACAAGGACAGTACTTTCCAACCCAACTATTACATAGATAAGGGTGGTACTCCAATCCCCAAACATTTTTTGTAATTCCTACCAACTTAGGCTCAATAGCCGACCACTGCTCTTTATTGCATTTCATCGCAATAGGCGTAAATTTTGTTTTCATCTGTTAAATAATTGAATTAGGCATCCGCTTGTAGGGGCGCCTGAGTTAAACGTGTATGTTAATTTATTGTCCCTAGTCATTCCGATAACTATAGGCTTGGCTTGCTCGTTCTGAACCCTCATCTCAAAGTACCCTCGGTCCAACATCTTAACCTCTGACACTCTGTCGGTGGTTGATAGCAACGTGTCAGGTATAGAGCCGTTAAGGTCGATAAGGGTGAGTCTGTCACCCGATTGTAGGTGGATAGATGTTGTTTTTAGGTCTTCTGAGAGACTTTCTTGCTCGGAAGGTGATGAGCACCCGTACACTAGTACAAGTGCGCTTAGGATTAGTTTTTTCATGTCTTAATGATTTAAGTTATAAAATAAGGTCCACCCTATGCATGTTAGTATCATGCATATGAATCTAAGTTGTTTGTTGTCGCCTGACTTGTTTATAAAGTCTACTGCCGATGACTCTGCATAGGACAGTGTAAAAAATAAAGATAAAAAGAATATAGCCGTCATGATTATTTGTCTAGTTTAATTGTTCTATTTTAAATTGTTCTGAAAGTTCCTTGCATAGGTCTTCGGCAAACTTGTAGTCAAGTTTTCGGAATCGATTCTGACCATAGTGAGGTATTGCCTTTTCTCCATCCGCGCATATAACGAATGGTACCTCTTCAATAAATACGTTTCCCGATTCTCGGATGCCTTTTATTGTGTACATACTTCCTTTTACTAAGGACTTTGTTTTTGAGTAGTCTCCGACTGCGTCGCAAATACATACTACTTTTTCTCCTACTTTAAACATGATTATTTGTTTTGATTGTTATACCATCTGATGAATTTTACGCACGCGTTATAAACTGCATTAATTTTAATATCTGAGAATTCAGATGACACGATACTGCTCTTAGTAACCAAGCACTGATAATCTCCGTCCTCTTGTTTGTTGATTTCGACTGAGTAATTTAGGTCCTCAATCTTCTCTACCACATCCATTAACCAATTCCAATCTGAACTATACAAATCATCTTCCCATGACTGAGGGTTTTCGTGACCCATAAACTCAGCAATCATCTCGTTGTTCTCCTCGGTAGTAGGCTCTATGTATAGGCTCCGCTTGGCGCCCTCTAGAGTGCTATAGTCTTGGCTTTCGAATGACTCGTTTCCCTCCTGAATGACTTGTCTGTTGCCTTTTTTGTATACTACTGTGCGCATAATTCCCATGTGTTTAGTTTGGTTGAACGTGTTATCTCTAGGCGCTCGCATATGAACCGCGCCAACTTGTTGTTTACTGATTTTTGATCGATGCTCGGTGAGCCTATCACACTCACCACGTCGCGTGGCGACATGCCTAGTACCCGTGTGCAGAACTTGACGTCCTGACCTAGGTAGTAGATTCTGCCGTATGCCTCCAATGTCCAATCGTGTCCGAAGCCGTATGAGCCTCTTGTTATATTTACCTTCATAGCTGAGTGTATAAAATTTCTAACTCGTTCTTGTGCTCGTGGTTGTTGTCTATAGCGGACTGTACCGCCTTCTTCATGCTCGTTTGGTAGTCGTACTGCTCCCAAGTTCTGTTCAGGTACCTTACGTGGCTAGTGCCAACATAGTTGTCGTTAATGTATAACGAACTAGCATGGACGAAGCCGTCACTCTTAGAACTGTAACTATTATCTAGTCTGTACGTGTTGTTGTTTAATTTAAATTCTTTCATGTCAGAAATGTCGTTTTAGGGTTGCCCTACTCTACTATATATATTATTATATTATTATTATTTTATTTTACTCTATAAAAGTAAGTAAAAATCAGAATACTAACATAGAATAGACTAAACCCTTATAAACAAAGGGCTCAGTCATGTGTCGTTTTCTAAAAAAATCGTCAGGCCATGTCAGATAATCGACACAAACCTATACTTTTATGCGTCTGAATAGCTTCTCGTCGAACTTGTACGGCTCTCCCGTGTACCTTGGACTGAATGCTATCGCGTCCATCACGTCTGTTGAGATGGCAATACTATCCTGAGTCATCTCCGATGCCAGGTTCTCGAAGTCGGTTAGGACCTTAGACTGCCTAGCGTACTTGTACTCGAACAGACCGACAAATGTCGGCTCTACGTTTCCTAGGTACTCCATATCTACGATTTGGAATCCCATCAGCCTATAGTTGCCTTCCGATGCCATCCTGTCTATTACTTCTGAAGCCGTGTAGGGGTTGTTGTTTAACCCGATGTTTACTTGTAGTGTTTTCATGCCTTTTTAATTTGAATGTTTAACGTTGGATATTTTAATGAGAAGCTAGACGCGACCTCTAGGGTCTCGTCGTAAGAACTAAACCCGAATATTTTAGTCTCTTCTAGGTTGTCGTCAATTAGTACGACCTCGTAGTTATCTTCACTGTCCACGCTCTCTGTTACGTACAGAAAGTTGTTGTCCTTGGCTTGCTTTTCAAGCGCCTCATAGCACGCATCGTATGTTGCCTCGCTATCAAAGATGGCTACCAATTCAGCGTAGCCATCCGTCTCAAAGTATACTCTTACCATAATAATTAGAATGTGCCCTCTGTGGGCGGTTTGTGGTTATCAATCATCTCCTTTAGTCTCTCTATGGTGCCCGATTGGGCAATGACCTTGCCCCTCTCGTACCTATAGTTGGTGTGCTTGTTGCCCTTGTAGTCTGTACGTTCAAACTCTGTAACGTACCTCATAAATTCTGTGTAGTCCATACCTATTCTATTTCAGTTAGTACCCCGTCTACCTCCTCGTATTGGTAGTCATCCTCGTCCTCCCACTCTGTGTAGTAGCACTCTTCGTTGTCGTTGTCCTCCCACTCTGCCTCAAACATCTGCTCGAAGTCATCGTATCCGTTAAATGCAGCGACCTCGTCTGCCATCGATTGCTCGGAGTAGTACTCACCAAATATGTACCACCCCTTGTTCATTCCCTTGCCCGAAAACGAGCACTTTCTTGCGTACTTCATAATTTTAGTATTAGTTGATTTGATTTGTATATCATCGCAGTGAGTATGCCTCTAACGTTAGGCACAAAGAAGTTATCCTTGACCACCTTGTTAAGTTCTCTTTTCACTACTAGTCTCTCCCATATAGTTTGAAAAGAAGCCAAGGGGTCTATGCAGTCCCAAAGACCGTTCGCGCTTATGTATTCCCTAGCTTCCTTGTATGTTGAGTAAGGACCCTCGTGTAACGCTAGGCGTACCTCGAAGTCGTGAGTAGACATACCTAATTCCTTAGCTACAATCTCTGTAGCTTTGTATATCAATTCCTGAGTCTCGTCAGAGTAGAACCTACCCTCGCTTTGCAGTCTGTCTAAGACATCTTCTACTATTTTTAGTGCTCTCATCTTATATCTTTGTTAAATACGTAAATCATTACCGCGCTTAGTACCATAATCATCTCTAACCACCCCACAAGGATGATGTTAATGATACTTTTGTCAGGCATCTCAATGCCCAACTTGATTACAAGGATGGCGCCTAGTATAAACACCACCATTAGTAGTTTGTCTGTTGTCTTCATAACTATAATGTTTTAAGTAACTGTTTCGTCATTTGTGACTCATCAGTCAGGGCACACACCCTGATACAGTTAACGACCTATGCCTATGTAGTTGGCAGTATCGTAGCTTCGGACCTAAAGGATTACTTTGACCTCTTATTCCTGAGTAGCTACACCCGATGTTATAGTCTGTTCTGACTGCCTCCACTTTATAGGTCTGTGGTACCGACCGAGTTAATGACTGCCTTACTCCGCAGTGGTGATTCTTTTGACTAGCACAGTGAACCACCTAAACTATATCGACTTTTTCTTTGGAGTCGTGAACCGTGAGAAGAACGTTGTCCCTTTTGACACTGCAAACATATGGCGAGTGTTTCAGTTGACCTAGAAAAAAATGATAAATCCGATTAAGTGCACAGTTTTATCGATTAAATGCACATCTGATAGAGTAGATTCCTACAAATCGTGTAGATATTACTGCTCACAATATGTAACTGATTGATAACGAGATAGTTAATATGTATAGTAACTTTGCATATATAGAACGCGTGTGCGTAGGTGACTAACGGGTGTTAGTTAACTTGCCATCTGTAAGCCTTTAAGCGCTTTTTTCTTACAATTCAATAACAAAACCCTACATATAATACGAATTTCGCATTTTAAAGCTATTTAAGCGACGATTATGTAATCAGAGGTAGTTAGATACCACCTACCCAGAGATAGTGTCTTAATCGCAAATCCCCAATGAATACGCGGGCTCACGTCGTAGGAATATACTGCAGTATAGTTGCAGACTATCAGGCCTTGGCTGCTCCATAGATCTCTGTTATAGTTTACTCTTACCCGTTTGTTGTCGGCTATCCGTTTACAAATGGATATCACCGTATCGCATATCGCGATATGAAATGCAGAAGACTTGCCATCGTAATGTCAAACGTGCACGTCACAAGCTATCAGATAGGGGATGGAAAAAGCTAAAAAATCTGAAAGAAATTTCTGAAAATGTGACCCCGGGGGTGAAATAAAAGCGACTTTCGGATGAGGCATGCCGACGTGAAACCTATATATAACCCAAACACCATACATTTCTAACATATTTTTTTTAGCTCATCCCTTGCTATCAGAGGGCTACGTCGATTTTTGATGCCTTGTGTCGATTTTGTGTCGATTTTTTTTAAAGTTGTCATGAGATAATTATTTGACTATCAAGTAGTTAGCTATCTCTATGTTAGTATTCTGATTTTTTTCCTATTTTATAGAAGAAAAAAAATAAATATATATATATAATTATATATAGAGAGAGTAGGGAGATGTAAAACGACATTTCTGACATACAACTATTTTTAATAGTTGTGAATCATATATATAAAAAAACCATATATTTGCCCCATACAATAATTAAATTAAATTTTTTTTATAATGAGCAACGAATTATTTTTTAAAGAAGAGGGCCGTCAGAAACTTGTAGATGGTATCACAAAGATCAGCAGCGCTGTAAAGAGCACCCTAGGCCCTAGGGGGAAGACTGTGCTTATCGAATCACAGAACCACGTGCACGGTATAACTGTGACAAAGGATGGTGTAACTGTGGCTAAATCAATAACACTTGAGGACCCGGTAGAGAACCTGGCTGTAAAGATGATGAAGGAGGCTGCGGACCGTACGGCGACAAGCGCAGGAGATGGTACAACAACCGCAATTGTTCTAACAGAGGCAATAGTAAACAAGGGGACCGAGTTTATAACCAGTAGAAATAATCCTACCATGGTCCTTAGGGAGGTGAACACGATCGTGGACGGCGTTGTAAAGACACTTGAGAAGAAGTCAAAGAAGGTCAGAGGAAAGACCCTAAGAGATGTCGCGTCTATATCCGCAAACAATGACAAGGAGATAGGGGATATTATCGCTGACGCGTACTCAAAGGTTGGCAAGGACGGCGTTGTGACTGTTGATGACTCCCAGGACGAGAACACATACGGAGAGGTGACAAACGGAATCCGGGTGGATAAGGGGTACACGAGCAGGCTATTTGTGAACGACATGAAGAAGGAGGAGTGCATACTAGACAACGTGTACGTGATGGTCACAGACCAGGAGATAAATAACATGATGTCTATAGAGAACGTCCTAAAGCCGATAGTTCAGGACAAGAAGAAGCTCCTTATAATTGGCCCGTGTACAAACAACATGATCAACACACTAGCCGCGAACGTAATACATAACGACCTTAAGTTCTGTAACATTCCGCCCCCACAGTTTGGTTACAAGCAGCAGGAGCTGATGCAGGACATAGCCCTGGCACTTGGAGCCACGTACTTCAGCGAGCAGACCGGAGACGACCTTTCGCTAATGACGCCGGAACACCTGGGACTAGCCAAGAGAATTATAGTCGGAAGGGACTCTACAGTAATTGTAAGGAATGAGGACGCCAGCGAGGCCGTTAAGGAGAGAGTGGCACAGTTATGGGTTCAGCACGAGAACTCGTCTAAGAAGGGCGAAAAGGATGCGATTAAGGAGCGCATAGCCTCTCTATCTGGCGGAGTAGGAGTGATACACGTAGGAGGAGGATCGGGCGTGGAGCAGAAGGAGCGCAAGGACAGGGTCGACGACGCGGTCTGTGCTGTAAGGAGCGCGCTTGAGGAGGGGATCATACCAGGAGGAGGTGTGGCACTATACAACGCGGCGTCTGACATCATAGCGTACGCTGACGATAACATGGAGCATATAAGTCACGACCAGTACACGGCGATGCAGATCGTTGGCTGGGCACTTCAGGCACCCCTGATTCAGATAATGGAGAACGCAGGGCTGGACGCCTACGCGATAATGGCCTCTATCAGCGAAGAAGGGCACGGGTACGATGTAAAGAACGAGTGCTACGGAGACATGATGGCCATGGGCGTTATTGACCCGTTAAAGGTTACCAAGAACGCTCTGAAGAACGCGACCAGCGTAGCCACGACAATACTTAGTACGAACGCGATAGTAACAATTAAACGATAGACATGCAGCCAATAGGTAAATACATAGTGATAACTCCGATAGAGGAGCAGATAAAGTCGGACGTAACCGGACTGATAATGTCAGGTTCAGATGCCGCCAAGATGAGGTACAAGAAGGCCGAGATAGTAAGGGTTGGAACGGAGGTCACCGCTGTGAGTGATGGGCAGACGATATACTACGACAAGAACGCTGGGTTCAGCATGGTGACACAGGCCGGTACGTACACGGTGATAATGGAGAGGGATGTTATTGTGATTATTTAAAATAAATTTGTATCTTTGCACCATGGGGTTATTCACTTTCAATATTAACTATTATTCAGACGACAAGACGCTGTCTGATATTAACAAAAAACTAGACAAGATTATGGCAAACGTTCAAGAGTTAACAGATTTAGTAGACGCGTTACAGGCTTCAGTTGACACGCTACAGGAAACAATTACAACCACTATCACTGGCTTAGATGCAACTATTGCAGACCTAACGGATCAGTTGGCTAATGGGGCAACACCTGCTCAGGTTCAAGTATTAGTGGAAAAATTGACTGCTACAAAGGCAGACTTGGAGGCTACTAACGTATAAAGATTGACAGTACTTTGAGCACCTCTTCATAACAAAGTGTCCCAGTCAAAGGCAATTAATTAACCCCTAATTTTTGGATTGTGGTGTCCGCAGTCGGTTAGGGGTTTTTTATTATTTTTTCTTTGCGGCATTAATAGCCGCATTCATTTCTTCTATCATACCCCTGTATACCTTATCCCTTGGAGATGCGGTGGCTTTAAACAACGGGTTCTTAAGACGGTTCTCGCTTATTATCTCCTCGCCACTAAGCTTCTTGTAGACGGAGCCCATCAGCCTCTTTCCTTTGTATGAAAGCGTATACAAGGCGCACTCCTTGTTTGTGTGCGTCCTCCACTTCCTAATCCAGTCATCCTTAACCAGCCTCTGAAAGCGAACAACATCCCAAGACATTATCATCTCGTACCTCTCAAAGTCGTCCCTTGAGAATAGGTCCTCTGAGTACAGGAACAGAAGCATCTCTAGATCAGGATAGTTAAGTCCGTAAGCCGCATGTACCCAGTACCTTACAACCCTCCAGTACTTTAGCCAGTCGTGCTTTGGCTGCAGACGGTCGTAGTTCTTTCTAATTATTTTCTTCCTTAATTTCATTGTAATTTAATTTATTATCTTTGCAAAGATAAAACATTTAAGACTATGCCACTAAAAAATGGATCGAGTGCTAAAACCGTGAGCGCAAATATAAGAACCGAGATGAAACACGGTAAGAGTCAGAAGCAGAGTATAGCAATAGCATTGTCTAAGGCAGGTAAATCTAAAAACAAAAAATAATAACATGAAAGCTAAGGTAACAAAAAAAGTAGTAATTGAAAAATCAACAGGCGAAAAGTATGCGTCAAAGGCGGCAATGATGAAGCACGAAAAGGGAGAAGGTAAGAAGATGCAGATGAAGGAGAAGATGATGGCTAAAAAAATGAAAAAGTAATAAACAATGCCAGGCAGAACAGCTAAGTACTACGCATCCAATCCGGAAGCCAGAAAGAAGCACGTTGAGTACCAGAAGGAGTACAACAAGAAGGATCGAGAAGTTAAAAAACGTGTAGAGTTAAATTCTGAGAACCGTAAGCGTGGAACATATGGGAACGGAGACGGAATGGACGTGGCACACACAAGGAGTGGTACAAAATTACAAAAAGCGTCTGTAAATCGAGGTTCTAAGACGGCGATGCCTGGAGATAAAAGAGCAAGGGGTGGCAGACAAAAGTAAGATGAGGTGTAACGTCCCTCAGAAGAGCGACCGAGAAGGAAAGAAGAGAATGGTCAAGGCCTGTGAGAACGGGCAGGAGAAGCTAATTCATTACGGAGCAGTAGGATACGGAAATAACTACTCTGATGCCGCGCGCAAGTCTTTTAGAGCCAGACAGAAGTGTGATACTGCGGATAGTAAGTTAACCGCTAGACACTGGGCCTGTAAAGATTTATGGGGAGGAAAGGGAGGAAACACAACGTCAAATCCTAAAAACAGACAAGGAAAGTACTAATGAAAAAGACAACAGCAAGAGCAAAACAATACGAATCAAAGGCGTCCTTAAATGGAAAGATGAAGTACCTAAAAGGAAACATGGGCAAGGTAACTAAAAACAAGAAGATATGTTAGGAGATAGCATCGAAAAAATAACAAAGAAGACCGGAATAAAAAAAGCGGTAGGAGTTCTTTCTAAGGCGACTGGCCATGACTGTGGTTGCTCTGCAAGGAAAGAAAAACTAAACAACCCAAACCTAAAAATTAACAAAATACTATACAAGAAATGAAGTTCTTAAAAACACACTACGGGAGAGCTATTAACGTTATTCAAAGCGACACAGTTAATATACCTAATCCGGCCGGAAGAGGTATTACAGGGATTACAACTGCTGGATCGGGAAGTTATCTTATAGATTCTACAAAAAAATTTACAACAAACTTATTGGGAGCTATAGCTGTTAACGATAGTACAGGAGTTTCTGCTAATGTTGTTGGAATCACAAATACTCATCAGTTGGTTTTGGACGCTCCAATAATGCTTGTAGACGCCTCATACTCTATTTATAACTCTGTAAATAATGAAGGATGTGCTATATACATACCTCCTCAAACACCTAACAATATAACTATACAAACTGTTGGCGGAGATATTA